AGCCGGGGCTGGCCTTAAGGCGAAATTTGAACCCAAGAAGTGCATTATCTGTGGCGATGAATTCACTCCGAAGCGCGGCGTCCAAGTCATTTGTGGGAAGCCAGAGTGCAAGAAAGAAAAATATCGTCAGTACGCCAAGGAGTATGCCCGGAAGCATAGTACGCCTACTCGCGAAGAAAAGGTTACAGATGATGAAGTTCTCTACTGCAAGCATTGTGCGGCCTACAACACCCACGATACCGCGGGCCACAACGAGGCTATGGGCGTGATAACTCCGCCGGCGCCAGTCGCCAACGCAAACCCGGAGCCGGTGGTAGAGCCCGAGTTTATGCCGGGTGAGGAAAAAGACCATGCGGAAATTGAATCGTGGAGACCGAAGACGATAGTACCCGGACAGCCGGGATATGGCCAGGTGCCGCGCTTCCCGAAAGACGAACGTGAACTGGAAAAGGCTAAGAAGAAGAAATCTAACCAGGAGAATATATGATTGAGTACACCGAAGACGAATTTAATCAGGTGGTAGCCCAGAAGGATAATGCCTACTGGGAACGTAACCAGCTAGTCGCGGCGCTTAGTAAGCTCTGGCCGGCGCACCTGGCCAAGCATCCCAAGGAAGACGAGAGCTGGGATGATGACTGGCGCACCATTGTCGTGATTTACATCGAGGCCCAAGACGCCGGCGGAAGCTACCAGCGCAATAATAGTCCTGGCCGTTCTATCGTCATGCTTCATAATCGGCCGTTCTATCAGCTAACTTGGCACCTCCATGATACTGACGTGGAGCTGTTCGATCACCTAACCTACGAGACTATTTTGAGCGATGAACAGATGAATTTAAGGGGTCAAGTATCTAATAATAATTGGAGTAATAGCGAGCCTTTCGTCTGGGACGGTCATAGTACCGAAGAAAAATACCGAAGACTCCGATCCCTGGTTGACGGAGCTGTTGTTACCTACCCCAATATAATTAGTAATGCAATCCAAAAAGCAATCGCCAGCGGAAAAGAGCTGGGCCAGAAATTTCTCCGGCGAATTGTTGCTCAAGAGCTGGATGGTCTTAGCCTAGCCACCTATGAGATTGACGGAGTTTTTGATGCAGCGCTTCAAGAAAGGCGTGGATATCCAAAGGGCGCAAATAGTCGCAAGGTAGTCGAAGAGTTGGTGGTAGCTGCTGTTAAGTATCACCGAGATCAGATACAAAATACCGGTGCCGAAGAAGATGGTATGGCCCGAGATACCATGGCCGCCAATGGCGATTCGCGCGTGAGAATGTTCTAATGACCAAACGTACTAGCTGGCTAGTATCTATTTTCCTGGTACTAGCCGGGCTGACCTTCCTAGACTGGCTGATTTTCGTAATCGGCTGGCTATGGATGATAGTCAACTTCACCCGAAGCAACTGGGTTAGAAGGTGGTGGAATGGCTGACAGCCGTACCTGGCCGCCGGCCGAACTGCTGACTTATATCAATAAGCTCCGGCAGTTAATCCTGAGAGACAAACAGCTCTACGGGCAGTTTAAGGTTGACTTGAAAGCCTATCCCGAATTGTGGGGTGTAGTGGGTAGGCTCCTGAAAGCCCGGGCGCGGTATTACCGCGGCGAGATCGTCCGGGCCAAGCAGGACACCAAGCGCTACGCCCTGGGCGAGGATCCGCGCGAACCGACCAAGCACGGCGAAATGATTTGTAGCTGGGGAGACCGGTATCTTGAAGATTTGCCGGAGCAACTTAAATCGCTGGAACAACACTGGGCCGAAAGCTCCGGCGCCCACGGCCGTAACAACCGGACCATCATAGCAACCCAGCTCTGGGAAGGAGATGAGCTACTGGTCGGGATCACCAAAAATAGTATGCAAACGGTCATCAAAGACCTCGAGAGGATTACCTATGGATAAAATATCAGAGGCCGGCTATAAACTTGCAGACGTACCGGCGGTGAAGTGCTTTAACTGTGATAAGCCTATCGGGGAATTAGAGTATCGCGAGGTAAAAATGCTTGCGAGGTTTGGCCAGATGCTATTTGAGCATGTGGAGTGTCCGGCATGAGCGAAAAATCAGAATTTAGGATGCTGGAAAACTGGGAGCCGGAGAAGAAAGAACGGCTGTTACTGCATCTGCTGGACGAAATGCCGCCGGAAGCGCTCAGAGCAGCCCGTAAGAAGCGCACGGAGCGTGTTCCGATCCAAGACTACTTCAAGGAAGCCAAAGAGATTCACCGCATGGCCGGCCAGGTCCAGGGACTCTCTACGCACATCAAGAACATTGACGACCTGACACTGGGTATGACCGGCGGGGAGCTGATCGTCATGTCCGGGCCAACCAGCGCCGGCAAGACGCAGCTTACCACCATGATCGCCTACAACGTGGCCGCGCACGGCGATAAGGTCCTGTTCGTCACCATGGAAATGACCAAGGCCCAGATGACCGACCGCTTTATGAGTGCCGGCGGAACTGACCTATCGGAACTGAGCCACGGGATTATCGAGTACCAGAAAGAGTCCGATCTGGCGGCGCTGGATATTCCCTACCTGGTAGGCGATGCCGTGAGAGACGGAACCAAGCTGATCGTCATCGACCACCTTCACTACTTCGGCTCTGAGGACGACAGCAACCAGGCCCAGGCGTTAGGCCGGATCGTCAAAGACTTCAAGCAAGCCGCCGTGGCCAACAACGTGCCCATCATTCTGATCTGCCATATCCGTAAGCTGTCATCGGAGGGCAAGAAGCCTACCGCCAACGACCTCCGCGACAGCTCCCTTATCGGGCAACACGCCGACCAGATCATCATGGTTTGGCGCGATATCCGGCCCAGCGCGCAGGATGCTACCGTAGTCGAAGTGACTAACTGGAAAAACCGTTTAAGAGGCTTACACGCCGGAAAGAGAAGGAGGACGTTCTATGCAGTCGGAGCCCGACTTAGAGAAGAAAGACCAAAACAAACAGATCAAACAAGTATGTCTATTTTACCGGAAGACGGTGAAGGGGCGGAAATATCCGATCTGGGTGAGGAGGAGGGTCTCGATATCCCTTTCTAACTACAATATCCTGATGGTTCGGAAAATCTTTTTCCCCGATACCTTTGAAATAGACATCGGGGACATGAAGATACCGGTCAAACAGATTGACCTAAATCCCCCGCCGAAACAAACGCAAAACTCCCTGTTAAATAGTTGACTTTTAGGAACGCAGCTAGTAGAATGTAGCGTAACCCATAGCGGGACGAACTTTAAAAAATAATAGTGTTGCTTAACATATCCTCAATATGGCGTTGGTAGATAGCCGTAAGGCGTGAACGTGGCGTGTACAGATAGCAAATGAAGCGGTTTTCGGCCGACCTCCTAGCTAACCGGGCCATGTGTATTGAGGATAGCTGACCAGTGAAGCCGGTTCAGTTCCCTCTGACCGGCCGCTCCTGAAAGGTCCATAGCTGTATACAATCCGATCACTATAAAAGGGTTTCCCGGGGAATAGTGGCCCCTTTGGGACCGGTTATGGATCTTTCAGGCAACATTATTGAAAGGAGAAATATGGAAGAAAAGTTCCAAGGACCAGACGAAGCTTCATTGGCCCGGATGACACCGGCCACCATTGAAGCCCTGCTCGAAACGCTGAGAGATCAGCGGGCTGAAAAGGTCAAGCAAATTGACGTAGAAATCCGCTTTTATGAGGAAGAACTTATAAAACGGAAAGGACCGCAACGTGCCGCGCCCGGAAGCTGAATTCGTATTGCATACCCTGTACAAGGGCCAGGTTCAGATCAAAGAATTGGTTAATAGCCATACCTACAAGATTTTTGATCGAAAGAATGACCGGGACTGGGAGGTGTCGCCAAGCGCCACCGGTTTGACCGACAAGATGGAGAAAGGGGCGGGCCTCATGGTCTACGCTATGTCGGAAGCCATGAAGTACATGGACCGGCAGTTCACCAATATGTCTATCAAACAGATGGCTGAAACGGATTTTACCTTCGGGCAGATGTTCAGGGATGCCCGGGCGGCACACCTGAATAAGTCGGCGCTGGGCCGGCGGGTCGGTACGGCCTCCCACGAGTACATCGAAGAGCTGTTAAAAGCCCTGGTTCGTAGCCAGAAGCAGCATACCCAGTTCATCGTGCCACCATCGCCCACCGCGATTGATTTGAAAGCCGACCTTAAACAGTCCTGGCTCAATATCATTGACGCCTACAACTTCGATAAGATTGAGACGGTAGATAAATACCGGCAGATCGTGAATAAGGATATCGAGGTCAGGTCCTTACTCTGGCAAGAAGCGCTCATGCTACAGCGTACATGCGTCTCAGCCCGCGAATTTTTTATCGCGGCCGTAAAGGCCCAGGCTATCAAGGTCTGGGCGGTTGAGCAGATCGTACACTCCCGGAAATATTTTTTCTCAGGAAGATTCGACTGCATCCTCGAGTTCGTCAAGCCCTTTGACTGGCGCGGCTATACGATCTCGAAAGGCATATATTTTACTGACTATAAAACCAGTAACCCTGGCCGGGACTATCCGATGGGGATTTTCCCCAATCACTTGCCGCAGCTTGGCCTGTACGATATCGCGTATTGCGAAGAGTTCCCCGAGATTTCAGACCGGATTAGTGGCCACCTGATTTTGGGAAGCTCCAAGCAGGGATTAGGGTTTCACCCTTATGTCTCAACCAGGCGTGAACGTAACCGCAACTGGGGCAAAGCATTGGTACCGATCAACGAGTATATGCATCAGGGTGATAAAGAGTTGAAAGGGCTCAATCTGTACGCAAGCACATAATGGTAAAAAAAAGATATTCACTCCCAACGGATCCCGTTAAGCGTAAACAGGTACAGACCCGAATTAAAAAATACGGGCGCGATACCTACGCTAAAGCAGGATCCAAAGGTGGAGGCCCAAATTCGCCGGGAAGTTTTACTTCCGAACGGGCACGGTTGGCCGGTATAAAAAGCGGTCAGGTACGAGCAGCTAAGAAAGCAGAACAACTTAAAGAAGAGGAGAATAGTGATGCCGAACATTGATGTAATTTCGGAAGGTAAATATAAAATCGAGACGGTTGGCCCGGTTAAAACCGGCACGTCTAAAAAGACTGGCAAAGCCTACAAGACATTCGACCTTCAATTCGAGGGTGATCCTCAGTGGTACAACTGTTTTTGGACACGTCCGGAAGACCCGAAAATCGGCCAAGAGCTGGATGGCAAGAAAGAATTTAACAAGGACTTCGATAGCCACCAGTTCAACATGGGTTTTGCTGGCAACAAGGCTAACTGGAACCCGGCTGGCGCCAACGCGACCGTGTTTGCGGCCGCTGTGGCCGTTGTGAACGGTTTTCTGGGGCTGGACGGGGCGCATTTGGATAAGTGGCAAAAGGAGCGCAAGGAAGGCCAGACGGCTATCGCACACTACCTCGAAACAGTGACCTCAGTCGCGGATGATATCAAGCAGCGGGTAGCCAAAATGGGCGGTGACGTTCAGACTGCGGCCAAGACCGCGGCAGCTCCACCTAAAGGCGGCGACCCAGGCCCGGTCAGCCCCGGCGAAGAAGACTGGCCCGATAAAGACGGCGAAGAAGAAGTCGATCTGGGGGGGATGTAAAGGAGGACAGATGAACCTACAAACCCAATACAACCAAGCGGCAAGCGCCCTAAGCGTTCTGGGATATAGTAAAAACCTACCAAGCTTACCCCGCATTAAAAAAGCGTTCACGGCTGAACAATTAGCTTACACCACCAAGCACAAGGCCACCCTCGTCATCACACCACCATCTAACTTATACGACCTAATCAAAGCTTTTGACAAGAAGCAGAAAACCGAGAGTTACATCTACAAATACCTCTTGGACCAGTACGACCTAAGCTCCGACAAATGGCGGGTAGACTTCGTACTGCCCGACCTGATGTTTACCAGTCAAACTTCCGATGAGCAAAAGAAGTCTTTGCGCAAACAACAAAAAAACTATAAGGTCGGTTTACAGAGTATTGACCCCCGAACTTACGTCATGCTGGACGCTATCCGTATAGAGAATGGCGAAAAGCTGTTAGATGGAACTACTTTTACCCGCTTCGCCCAACTACCAATGAAAACTTCGGGCGGCTACTCGTGGGTTCCGCGCGTGGACTCGGTCGGCGGTCGGGTCTACCTGGACAGGTCGCGCGGCCGCGCGTACTCGTACGAGGGTCTCCGTGCTTCGGTGGGGCTAGAACTTAATACTTCAACTTCACCACTTCCTGATTCTTTTTCTTCTGAGCTTCCAGAGGAGCTGACTATTAACGGAAAGATGTATAGGGCTGTATGAACCACTTAGAAGATATATTAAAGGCTAGGGGTGGCAAAGTTAATTTAGAACCAGCCAAACAGCAAATCTACAAAGAGCTTATGGAGCTTGTCGGGGAGGATGATACGCCCAAACACAACCCTAAACAGCTATTCAAGGCTGCTAGGAACGAACTACGAGCCGAACTTCGTCAGGCCATAGCGGAATGGTGCGGGGTGAAATAATGGATAAGCTCTCTTGGGAACTTTGCAAACAGCGGGTGGCGGATTGGAGCGCAGAGGTTGAAGAACACCTGAACGTAACCGCCAAGTACATTCAGATGTACCGCGTCACCAATGATGACGGCGAGAAGTTGTCGCAAATCCTGGCAGAGCTTAATTACCGGGTCATGCGCCTTGGGGACTTCCAGGCCAAATATAAGCGCCTACAGCTCTGGACCTCCGGGCGCTACGAGATTGAAAAAGGGTTAGCAGCGTTAGCCCTTCTCAAAGAAAAAAAGCCGGCCACCTACGCCAAAGAGGCTAAGTACGAAACGGTCGAAAAATTTCTCGATATAATGGTAGACGCAGATGCCATGCATATGCGCTTACAGAACGGGAGGTCGAGCGCCCGCGATACGACCGAAGCAATCCGTTCTCGTATAAGCCAAATCAAAGGGGCGATAAGGAGTGGTTAGTGTCTCAAATTCAATGGCCGCCATGGCAAAAATACTATGAGGAAATTGATCCACCAGAACCAAGAACAAGTAAATTTAAGAAAGGAATTATAGATTATGGGGAAGACATTATACGAACATGCTACAGCCGAGTTGAAACGGCTTGGGCTGCACTTAGAGGAGGAGAGCCCGGATAGCCGGAAGATCCTCACTGATACCTTGGCGCTAGTTAAACGCTTCGAGAAACAGGCGCATAACGAATGGACCGGGAAGTGGGTGTTGGAGTTTTTCGAGACCCTCTGTAACTTCCTGCCGCTGTCACCGATTACCGATGACCCGGCGGAGTGGGAAGCCTACGAAGATACCCATAAGAACGTGACTACCGGGGAGGCCGAAGTTACTAAGCGCTGGCAAAACAAGCGCGCACCGTCGATTGTTTCGATGGATGGCGGCAAAACCTTTGTTGACCTCAAGACCAAGAAAGAAGGTAAGTCGGTCGATCATATCGAGCAGGAGAAAGAGTGGGCCGCGGACCGGGCCAAGCGTGACGCTGAGAGAAAAGCCAAGGCTAATCCTGGCCAAGTCCAGGCTCCGAACGTGCTGGCCCAGCCGCCAGTTGATACTTCGGTTCCGGCCGGTGAAGAAACTGATTCAAAACAAGTGTGGGCATCAGGTAAAAAAGTTGCTGCCGAATTTGCAAATTCTCCTGGTACAAAAAAAATTGAAAAGTCAGAAGAAGATAGTAAATAACCATGGCCCAGCGGGAAGCGTTCAGCTTTGGGGCGTTTCCGCGCCGGTCCATAGATTGGATTAAGAGCGAGATGGCGAAGAAAGGACTACCACCTATCATCATGGCCTCTGAAATGGCCCCGATAGAGTTCATTACCAGCGGGATTCCCGAGCTAGATGCGGTTTGCAAGGGCTTCCCGGTTGGCAAAATCAGCGAGATTTACGGCCTGGAGGGTGTTGGCAAAACGTCAGTCACCCTACAGTCGATTGCCGGGATGCAAAAAGTCAAAAAGAAAGTTTTGTTCATTGACGTGGAGAACGCGCTCAACGTGGAGCGCGCGCAATTCTACGGCATTGATACTACCAAGCTGGCTGTTTCCACGGAGCCAACCATTGAAGGCATATCCGACCTGATAACGGCCTACATGGGCGCTTACGATGCGATTGTCGTGGATTCGGTGGCCGCCATGGTGCCGATGGCCGAGTACGAAGGCGAAGCCGGCGAAGCGCACATGGGCCTGAAAGCCCGGCAGATGGGCCAGTTGATGCGCAAGGTTGTCGCCAAGCTTACCGAGGCTAAATGCGCCCTGATATTCATTAACCAGCAGCGGTTCGACTTGCAGCCGTTCAGCGCCAAGTTCTATACGCCTGGCGGCAAAGCTATCCCGTTTGCAGCGATGCTCAGGATCGAGTTAAAAAGCCCGCAGAAGGACAAGATCGAAAGCACCGTCAAGGGTGAGAAGAAACGGACCGGTAAGTGGGTAACTGCTACGGTCATTAAATCCAAGATAGGAACGCCGTATGTCGAAGCACGGTTTAAGCTTCTCTATTGAGGGAGCTACAATCAGCGTTGATGAAATGGCCGACTATGTAGCCACTTGGGTTTATCGCGCACCCTCTGAACGCGCCCAAGAAGATATGGCCCATCAGATAACTCATGCGCTCATGGAGTGCGTAGGAAAGAAGGTACTTGTGGCAAGAGCAGATCAAAGTCGAAAAGCCTGGGTGGAACGGCATCCGCCAAACCATGCCGGTTACTACTACTGTCACCTTTGCGGCGGCTGGGTACACCAGAGCGAAGCCGAGCTTGACGAAATTGAGCCGCGGAGCGTCCGGCGCGGCGAGGATCCGCTACGAGACGATAACCGCCGCATGGCACATACTTGGCCGATAACAGCGCCAGACGGGACACAAGTTTGCCCCGGGAATAGAGGTAAGGGATCGCGAGCCATCTTGTCAGTGACACAAGAAATTGCCCCCCCCGACACGGAACTTTAGGAGTTTTTACATGAAAAGAATTTGCAGTTTAGAGGTTGCGCAAATGGTTGGCAAGCTAGGATATAGAGAGCGAACCGAAATGTTCTGGGACAGACATAATCCCCAATCCCGAGAAGGTGGGAAGCCTACCGATCCAAGTATAGCCTGGAAACTTTCGCCAATACGAGCCGAAATAGATGGCGACTGCTGTTTGTCGGCTCCTAGTGATTGGCAAGCAGTTAAATTTTTCGTAAAAATTATAGTTCAGATTTTAAGAGGCAAACTATGAGTAAATCACGACAAGAGATTGCCTTCGATCAGTGGAAGCAGGATTTTACCAAACTGGTATTAGCAGATAAAAAATTGAGCCCAGACACGCGGCGCGATATCCAAGCCGGCATTGATGACTGGGCCAGCTTCCCGGGCATCCATGAGAATATGATCCAGGCGTTCAGCAATTTCATGTGGGGCATGGATGCGGAGATTGAGCGCCAGGTCAATAATGAAATGGTCAGGCTCCGAGAGATCATACCGTTACTAGCGGACCCCGAAGACACGAATACCCTGACAATCATAGATGCCCTGAATAAGATTGTGGCGGAGAATAGCAAGCCGACCGTGGACTTAGAGGACGAGGCCATTGATACGCTCATAACAGATGAGGAAGTTGATGATAGCCCGATACCGGGTGTAAAATGACCGCTTCTAAGCCGTTCTAAGCGCCTTAAATTTTCAAGACGCATGGAACATCAGCTTTGGTACTACAATAGATTTGGGAACTTAAAATTTTAACGAGGGATAGCATTATGAACCGAACTCAGTACGACATTGTGAAGATCATGCAAGCCATTGGCATTTCTGCGCGGCGGTTTGCTACGGCCTGTAAAGCCGAATACAAGTTAATGGACCGCGCGTACCGCGCTGGGACTTGGGAGCGATTTGTTGAACTGCAAGAAGGCCAGGATATGATGGACACCATGGGTGTTGACCTGTGAGAGAGTGGCACTTCGAGGAAAAAGTCTATAAGCGCTGGGTAGTGTTAATGATTGGCTCCTTTGAGGAATTATTAGAAGAATTGCGAAAGTCAGAATACAAATATGTTGACGAAGTAGAGAAGGCTGCCGGTTATAATATTCGACTTAACCTAGAAAATAGTAATGAAACCTGTACGATTGTTTGGTTGCCAAAATTCAGTTTGGCGGAGTTGGTTCATGAGCTTACACATCTGGTGATGCATACTTTTAATCGAGCCGCTGTGCCGATAGATATTGAGAACGAAGAGGGGTTTGGATTTTATATGGAGTATTGGTTTGGCGAAATGGTCCGGGTTCACCGGCGCTATCCGAACGGCCGGAGCGCCCACGAAGCAAAAAAATAGAGCGGTCTCGCAAGCCGCTCTATCGGTGTTTTTTACACTATTGTACTACGCGGGGGGGGGCAAGGCTAGCCGTCTCCCTCCGTATCGCGAAGCTGAATCCAGTCATGTAGAGTAGCGCGGTAAGACAGGCCGGCCGTGACAGCTATGGTAGCCGCCAAGATAATCCAGTCCGTCCATGAGTGCGGCACTATGAGCCCCTTGAGATCCACGGCGATTGAAGCCAGGACGCTCAGGACCAACAGGGTCGGAACCGGGTACCGGTTGGCGAATGAAAGCGGGACGAGATTTAATTTTAATATTTGGTGAAGCGCTACGACTGCAAGGGCCGACAGCACGACTGCATGAGCGTATACCGATGAGAGAATATCCATAGGACTCCTTATTTTAGCTTTGCTAGATCGGCATTAAGGGTTGCCGAATCAAAACCCTCGGGGCTTTTGCCCCCTGTCAAAAACTCCTGGGAAAGATACGCGATGGCTTCATCGCAGTAGCGAGTAAAGAAACTCCAGGTCATCTTTTGGACTTTGCCCCAGGTAACAATATACACATACTTGCTGTCATAGCCGATGGCCGGGATATAGTGTCCGCCCTCGATTGGCGAACTGGCAACCACGCTCCAAGGCTTGCCAGCGTTGAACTGATCCATGGCGCTCTTGGGGAATTGGATGCCGATGCCGACAGCATCGAACAAGTAAATAGCCTGTTTCATCTCGAGCTTGTTGCCGGGCGTGATGGCCAGGTAAGCGGCGACTTTATGCCGAGTGCGAACGCTATCTTCGATGCCGGTCTTCCGGCGGTAGCTGGCGGCCACTTGCATATCAGTCCCTTGGTCGGTGTTCGGGTCATTCGGGTTGAAGCCCGTGATGGCCGTGTAGTCACTCAGGGCGTCTGCCGTGGTGATGTTGACGGTCTTCCCGGCTTCGCGGTTCCAAAACATTGTTTCGTGGCCGGCGCCGGCCAGGACACAATCGCCATATGAGTCGTTGCCTAACATGCCCCAAGGGATTGAGACGTTCTGGTGGCCGGTTTTAGTTGGCGGACTTGGCAGCGTTGAGACTGCCAGGTAATCGCGGAGCCTGAACTCCACGGAATTTTTGCGGGCTGCTAGTTTTCCTAATTTCATCGCTTATCCTCCAATGATTTTTTAATTACTTTGTGATGGCGGAGCTGCTGTATGCCAATCAGTATACCAACATAAATCGCTTCCAGGGAAACAATGTTAGTCAGGAGTCCTGTATCAAGGTGAGCGGCAAACCAGTAAATGAACCAGGCCGTGTGAATCAGGATTGAGGTCTTCGAGAAGATGAGCCGCAGGGTACCGTTGATGCCCCAGTCAGGGATCAGATATCCTACGACCGCATCGAATTTCTCGAAGTTTGCGGAAATTTTTGTTTCCAGTGACACCGGTTTAGCCTATTACTACGTCTGAGCCGTTAGTGTAAAGGTCGCCGCGGCCGTAGTCTTCGGAGTCAATAGTGTAAACACCGTTGCCTCTGCTGGCTACGATTGGATATTCCAGGTCGCGTTGGAAGGCTCGAGGGTCAATGATGCCCTTAACGTCTGCCGGGTTGTTCGGGTTGTATGGACCGCCTTCTACATAGAGGTGCCATGGGCCGGTTGTCTTCGGCAAGGTTATGGTTTGGCCGGATGGTGCCGGGCTTGGCGCCGGAGCTGGATTGCCGCCGACATTAGGACGGTACCAACCGAGGCACGGACGATACTTCCAAGGGTAGTTCGTGACGTTCGCCGGAGCGCCGGAGGCTGGAGAGTTTTGCTGGCACAGGGCATAGCCGGAAGCGCTGGCGCTTTCACAAACACCGGTGTGGCCATAAGGGTTATTGAACTGATTGCTGTAGCCGGCTTGAGGCGTGGCGCCGAAAATCATAATATCGCCCTGTTCGGGGACTTGGTTCGGGTTATTGTGGTCGTTCTCTATCCAGGTAAGGTACTGGTTGCCTTTGCTGGCGAGGTCCTTGGCCCCATCGACAGAGCCCATAATACTAGGCCATGATACTCCCGGGAAGAGTGCGGCCGTATAGCTCCGCGGGTTATTAACAACGAGGGCGACACATTGGCCGTCTCCGATAACGTGGCCTAGAACACCGGCCTTCCAGTTTGCGTAAGTTGCTGCTGCTGACATAAAATCCTCCTTTACAGGTTATTACTCAGAATTATAGCACAGCCCGGTTTTGGCTATGAAGCACTACTTTCAGGGATAGAATTTTTAATACGGGTCTCAAGGTAGCCCAGCTTGCGCTTCTGGTCGTCAAGGGCAATTTTCATTTTGCGGATCTCTTCCAAGAGGTTTTGCTTATCTTTAATCAAATCATCCACCTTTGTTCTTAATTCACCGTTCTCCTTGTTCAATCTTGCTATATCGGTGTACAAAAGTTCAATGACTTTTTCCACAGTATCGACACCAGGATTGAGACGGCCGAACTCGGCCACCAGATCATTCGGCAGTTTTTTAATTTTATAATCAGTCCGCCGGCCGTTTCGATAAGCATAGTAGGCTGCGCCAAAAGCGCCAAGGGCACTAATAGTAGCAACTGTTATAGGGGTAATATCAAAGGTGGTGGCCATTTTTTAAATCCTCTTTATGTTCATCCGTGGCCAGCGTTTTATGTATTTCCTGTTGAAGGGCCACGGAGAGCGGGTTTATGCTAGGTTCGCTAGAGTTAATAATACAAATTAAAGCGTAAAACGTCCAGATGACCGGAGCGCTGATGCCGACAGCGTGGGTTGAGAAATAGGACAGCCAGTAGCCAAGCGCCAAGAAGGCACCAATGCCGGCGCTTAGTACCAAGCCGATTCGGGCCACCACATACTTCGTAGTTAAGGCTCCATGCATACACATGATGCCGGAAATTCCGAAGAAGGTAATCCAAAATATAGGCATGTGGACCAGGGCAATATTGGTGATCCGGGTGAAGCTTATTGATGCCCTGGGAGAATCTAAAATCATAAAGGCGGCTATCATCAGGTTGCTTACGGCGACTAATAATATAGTCCGAAACAGGTTAGGATGTTTGTTGCGCAAGGCCACGCTTGGTGAAATATCACTCATACGGCTATTGTACATAACCCCAATAAATTAACCAATAAAAAACGGCCCCGGAGGGCCGCTTCTTCGCGACACGAACTAATTAAGGGCGGTCGTCAGACAGGCCGTCATCCTCTTCCTCTTCGGAAGCGTCTTCCACTATACCGTCTTGGGCCGGCCCGCGGTTGGTGTAGTTGATAAGCTCAAAGCCCATCTCTTCCAATCGGACCTCAATTTCCTTCTCGGTTTTAGTGTTGAAGTTTTCAGTTGACAGGGGAACAGTGTGACCGCCGACCAATTTGATATGGGTATGCGGAGTCACGCCATCGAAGACGTCCACGGTCTTGCCGTTGCGGCGCGGGAAGCCCATGCCGGGCCGGCTCTGCGGAACCTTGCTTATGAACTTGGGCTCTCGAGCAGTTGGTTTTTTGGCCCGAGATACTTTTTTGTCAGGAGCCGTAGCAGAATCTTCATCGTCAGCTTTCTCATCGGAGTCGGCATCAGGGTCAGGGGACTTATCTGAGTCCTCTGAATCTTCTGTGCTACTGTCAGGTTGTTCATCATTTTTTTCTTCTTGGTTATCGTTAGTATTTTCTGGGGCTTTTTCTTCTTCACCTTTTTGGTCGACAATTATGAGTCCGTTTTCATCGACAATGTTGGTGAGCGTAATCGCTTCCAGGGCCACGGGTGGGATCTTGTCTTTGCCGATGAATCGCTTATCGCGCCGGTAGCGCATTTGGCCTTTTACTTCGATTGCGTCATATACTGATGCCATAAAAACCTTTCATTTAAAATGTCTGAATGTCTTTACTCTATATCAAAATTTTTGCGGTGTAAACCCCTGAACTATGGCCCGGTTATTTGGCCAGTCAAGCTACCATTAAATTGATCGAAGGTCGCCGTTGAGGATGGTGGGGTCGCGCTATAGGTATTGACGCCAACGCCCAGCGTTCCCGGCACAGCGGCTTTTATAAGCGCGGTAAAAGGATTGCCGGTATCGCCTTGGATCTTAGCGATGTCTTGGACGTTCAGCGGGACCAACATGGACCCAAGCGTAGTTGTCGCATTAACTGGTTGGCCGGCCTTATCGGTGCCTTTAAGCAAAGACGAGCCCGTAGAAATAACTGGGTTTTCTTTGTTCTGTATCAGGTCGGATAGGATTGACAGCCTGGAAGCGCCACCGAATTTGCCGGCGCTAAGGTCGGTAATGTCACCGGAGGTCGAACTTTTCTTTTGGCCGGAGAGTTCGCGCCAAGCGAAAACCAAGTTTTGTTGAAAGCCACCGAGGATATCGTAACGGGTATCGCCGGATTTAATTTTCAAGAAGTCCGATGAACGGGGATCAGTTTCGACTTGGAGACCGGCCATGGCGGCCAGGCCGAAGACTACGCTGGCAATGCCGGCGAAGGAGCTGGCCGACTGTAGGGCGTACTTACGGGCGACAGGATCGAGTTTGGCATAGTAGACGGGGTTCAGCATGTCCAGGCGGGACTTCCACAGGCGGGGCGAGAAGAGGGTTCGGTTAAGTGCCGGGGCGACCTTCTCGAAGAAGCCGTTAGGATCACCGTAACCACGTCCGGAGCTGGTGTTAATAAACTTACCGATGCTCAGGCGTTGGGCTTCTGAAAATGCCTCTGGATCAATACCAGCGCCCCGGAGGTCATTCATAATATGTTTGGCCGCCATGAACCGAAGTTGGGTTAAGCCGCCGGTATAGGCCCGGTCTGAGGCCCCCACTAGCCGGCCGAAGACAGGTATCTTCTCGGGGAGTTGAGATACATATGCCTCTTCGGAGCCATCAACGCCGGTTAAGGCCGTGTTGGTGCTTTTAATCCATTCGTAGTCGGGATCCTGTTTCATGGCCGACATGTCTTTATCGTAATTCTCTGCGCTCTTGAAATAATGTACCTGTTTCGCGAAAGCGGCCTTAGCCTCAGTTGGGAAGCGAGAGCCAAGCACGGCGCCCTGGCGGAGAGTGCCGGAAAGGTCAGAGGAGGCCATGATAGATTTAGGAGCGCTGACGACTTCGGCGGCCAACTGGGCCTTGGTCTTCGGGTTAGCTTCATGGACCTTGGCGTATATCTGTTTGGCTAGCTGATCTTTCTCAAACCCGGCTGGTAGGTCCTGCATCTTCTGGGACAAGCCGAAAATATCTTGGGCTAGTTCTGGGGTCAGTTGGGGCAAATCGAGTTTGGAGCGGGCTAGAGCCAGGTAGTCGTGGTCGGTCATAGCGCCAAGGTTGCTGAGTTTGTTGACTCGATCGAGATAGCTGGCGCGCGCTTTTTTAGGCACGTCTTTGGCCATACCAGTAAGGACGTTTTTCTTGGCGTCCGCGATACGGGCATTCAAGCGGTCAGTGACTTCCTGGGCGACCGTTTGGGCGGACTGCTGATCGAATCCCTCCTTGGTTAAGGCATCCGCGACTTCGGCAACCGATTGGTGTTGGCTGGCATAACTTTTTTGGATGACATCGGATATCCGGGTTTCGTTCTTGGCAAGCTGTTCTTTGATGGCGGCGCTGAATGTCGAGCTGGCGGCCGGCGGCCCGAGTTCAGATTTAAAGAAGGTGTCCAGTTTCGCCTGTACCTTGGGGTTATCGGCAAATTTCTCATGAAGGATCCGCTGGGCTTCGGGGAAAGCGTCTTGGGCCTCTGGGTTGCGGGCGAAAACTTCTTTCAGGACATCGGTTGGCGATTTTCGGGTGGCAACTTTTTGGGGTAACATTTCCTGTTTAACTTTTTTAGTCAATTCATCTACAAGGGCATCGGCTTTTTGTTTGATCTGGGGGGTGACGGCTTTTTCAACACGGCCGGCAAGTTTTTCACCGGTGGAGGTTGCGGTATCTTCCGGGGCAAAGGGCTTACCATTGATATCTAATTGGCCTTCGCCAGGCTTGGCCGGCAATCCAGCAGGGATTTTAAGGTTGGGGCTGTTAGCGGTGTCTCGCACGGCCTGTTTAACTGTGTTGGCATCCGGTACGTTGGCCTGGTCGGTGGCAGCTTTGATGTCCTGGGCTACTTTGCCTTCGTTTCCCGCGCCGCGCTCGAACCTACGGCCGGAACTTACCGTGTCGCGGGCTTGGCGCATTTTGCGGGCCGCAACACGTAGAGTGCCTTCCGGCGTCAGCCGATTGTAGATAGAGTATGCCTGGACTGATCGGCCGGATTCTCGGCCGGCGGTGTCCAATTTATCAGCCAGGGCTCCTAGATCCCCGGGAACGGTGCCGTCTTGGATTTTACTTAATAAGTGATGGCCAACGGTAACATCTTCATCAGATAGGTGGCCTTTGGTCATTATGTCCGCTAAGGCGGCCTGGGGATCTGCTTCAACCGTAGCCTTGGCCCGGTCGGACATAGCTTGGTTGGCTTTTGGCTCATAGGTTTGGGGCTGGATGTCACCCACGGTTTGCTTAGTTTCAGGGGTAGAGTTATCTGAATTTTTCATTGTGTCGAAGAAGCCCCGGGGCCGTTCGCCGGGAGGCGTAGGCGCTACGGCGTCCGGGGCCGGAGCAGATAGTTGGTCGAAATTCTTTAAGGCATTGACACTATCAGACAATTCAGTAGCTTGAGCAACGGTTCGTTGGTCTTTCGGAATCGATCGAAGCTGTGATACATGATCGATCATGTCTTCCTGGGTCATTTCAGTGGCTTTACCCGTAGCAGGATCAATATGCTGTATTGTTGGTTCGGCGGCACTACCTCCGCCAGGAGTAGAAACGGGAGCTTGATTTCCGGGTTCAGGGGTTGTGGTCGGAGCTTCGCCGCCAGTCGGCGCCGGGGCCTCTGCAACAGGGGCTTCCCCCGGCTTGGGCTGTTCACCGACACCGTTCATGGCATCCATATACTGTTGTCGGATGACTTCGTGAGGAGCCATCGGTTCGTTTACTAAGGCATTTTGGCTGCCGGTTCGGTCTTGTAGGAGTTGGTAAACTGAGGATTCCTGGGGATCGACTATGCCACCGCCGCTGGTTCCCGTTTCAAGGGCATGTTGAACCTGATCGGCGAAAGCGGCTTGGGTCGGTGGTTTGCCATGCTCGGCGTAATACTGGCTGTAAAACGGCGTGTGTGAGGTCGTCCGTGCATAGCCGCCATCCGCGGTCTTTTGGAGTTGGCCGCCAGTCTGGACTTTATCGTACTGGTAGGCATGTTGGGCGGTCTCTTTGACGTACTGTTCGGGGGATGAGTAGTGAGCTGCGACTTCTTGGAAGAGAGCGTCTTGAGGATTCGGCTCCGGGCCGGGCCGGGATAGTTGCGGACTTTGGACGTTCGGGTTGCCGGATTCGGTTGATGGGACAGCGTTACCGGGCCGGTCTGCGGAAGCATTACCTTTGCCGAAAGGAGCAACGCTACCGGCTTCGGTCATGGGGGTGCGGCCGGCCAAGGCGTCAGAAGCGGCCTGTTGGGCCTGCCCGGGTATTTCAGCTAAACCGGACCGGACGTTTTTATCAAGCAGGGCGCCCCTAGCTCCAAGAGCGCCACCCGTCAGGCCGCCAAGCAGGGCATTATGCCAAGCTTCGCCGGGCGTGGCGTTCGGATTCTCAAGCGTACCGATACCGCCATAGCCAGCCCCTAAGAGGGCATTGGCGCCGGCCTGGGAGCCGAATTTAGCGGCCGCGGACTTAGCGGTATTCTCGGCGGCTGTCTTAGCGGCATCCTCGCCCGCACCGGTAACCAAGGCTTTGGCACCGCTGCCTATTCCTAACGTAGCCAAGTTCAGGAAAGTGGAGGCGGTCTGCGCGCCGGCTTTGGCACCACTAAGTTTATTGACCCCTTCATCTTTCACTTGGCTGGAAATAGTATTGGAGGTTTGCTGGAACTGCTGATACTTCTGATTAAGTTGGTCAAGGGAAATTTTACCGGCGTTATAGTCCTTCGTGGCCTGTTGGTACATCTGTTGGTTAGCTTTGATATTCTTCGGGGCGTTGATATCCGTATAGACTGCTTGGCCAATGTCTCCTACGGTTTTAGCCGCGCCTACCGCGTCAGAGGCTACGCTCTTAACAATACCGCCAAAGAAGGTGCCGGCGGCTTTACCGACATCTTCAACCCCGTGTACGATATTCCCGAAGAAGCCACCCCCGCCACTGGACGGCGAACTTAAATCGCCGAAGAAGCCGTTCCGCTGCCACCACGGAACAGATGGATCAGCCGTTTGCTGGGAACTTTGATCTTGCCACCATGGGTCCATGGCTACTGTCCGTATAGACTATTATGGTAAGCGAACCACGGGTTCTGGGAAACCGAGTTATTGTAGTTGTTTACGGCTTGGTGGGGGGCGGAAAACGGATTAAGTTTATTCCAGAAAGATTCTTGCGGTGGCGCGGCCGGTTGCGGCGTAAGGACTTGGGGCAACGTACTGGCCGCCAGAGCGCCGCTCTGCGCTTTCGTAGGGGCATTTACATTTTGTGGGCTGAAAGATGGATTAGTGGCGGTCTGGGTGTTCTGGTTAGGCGTGTAATAGTCGGACCAGTGTTTGACGAAACCCTGTACCATATCGGCCGGGCTCTTGTAGGTTGAGATTAAGGAATTAAACTTGTTAGGGTCGGCGGCGCGCATCTTGTCTAGCGTCTTCGTATCACCGTTTACCCAAGCTGACGAGAGAGCTTGAAGAGTGTTATAGTCTTGGACGAATTTTTGATCCTTGGGGTTCGGGGAGTTGGCTAACAGTTGGGCCGGGGTTTTACCAGTTAGAAGCGAGAACTGGTTGATGCCGATCTGTTTACCGGTGCCATCATAGAAAGCATAGCCCTTGTTATCCGGTAAAAGCGTCATCTGGGCCTTGCTGGGATCCTTGGCATCCGTAAGCTGTTTCTCCTGGATGGCGGCGGCTTTGGCAGCGTTGGCTTGGACGATATTATCAGTTGTCGCTTGGACGGCCGCGACCTTGCCGGTTTGGGCTTGGGGTGTCATGTCGGCGGATTGCTGACCTTGGGCATAGTTCGTGTCTATGTTTGAGCCCGCTCCGCCGGAAGCGCTTGTAATGTTGTTTGCCCATTGGGCCCATGGATCCATAGTTTTATCTTACCCCTTACCCTTTATAAATTGAAGCTGCATTAGCGATTTCTTGGGACGTATAGCCCTTACCACTCAATGAACCAAGCCACTGGTTGACCAGTTTTTGTTCATCAGATCCGGTTTGGCTGGCGATATCTTGGGCTTGGTTGAGGGCTTCGGTGTGTTGTTCGCCGGTAAGAGCAACGCCCTGGTTCTGAATAAACTGCTCGAGGTTGACATCGAGGTTAGCTTTGCCGGTAACATCCGTAGCTGTAGAACGGGTGTCAGAGGTGCCTAAATCTTGGAATGTTCGGCCCATCAGAGTGGTCGCGGCGGCGATTTTATTATCCGACTGGCGGAGCTGTTCGTTGCTTTGGAGTCCGTAGGCTTTGGCGGCTTCCGTGACCTGGCCTTGGCCTAAGCCTGATTCGCCGGTGCCGGCTGCGCCGACACCTTCTGTAAGCGCCCGGTTGGCACTATCAAATGATAGGCCACCTGTCCGGGCCGCATAGTCCTGGGCGGCTTGGGTATCTTCGTTGCTTGAAGCGGTATCTTCGGCAGTCCGTTGGCGCTGGGTCTGGGTATCTTGAAGGGCGTTTGATAGGGTTGTGTCGAGTGCGGCTTTTTGGGTATTGATATTTGTCGTCTGTTGCTGTAGCGCGACATTCTGGGCATTCAAAAAGTCCGACATTTTTTGCTGATAAATCGGCGTGACGGCTGCGGTGGCCATCTGGGTCGCTTGGTTCCAGGCTCCCTGGGTGTCCATTGTTACTAAACGCGGGACCGGGGCTGGGGGATTGGCGGCTTTATAGGCGGCCAGCTCTTGGTTATATACGGCGGCCAGATCCGGGCCGCCGGTCGTGGAGGTGCTACTGCTTGATCCGGCGCCATAATTCGGCGTTGGCGGAGCGGCCGGGGCTTTCGGAAGGCTGGCTCCCCACTGAGTTACGCGGGACATACCGGTGCCGGGTGTTAGGTAGTCGTAGGCCGAGCCGCCGAGTGTTGCCGCGCCTTTGGCGATGGTGGTGAATATCGACATATACCACTTAGTATCTGATTATTGCAAGGATTTTACAACCAATTTATAAAGCGTCCCCTGAAAGACTGTAAGAGTCAACGTGACTGTCGTTCGCCAAAATGTAGTATTTTAATCGAAGAATATATTTTGGAGCATCCGAAACGTAGCCGCCGCCATAAAGAAAATCATCAAGCGTATGGACAATCCGAAACTCGTTGGCGTCAACTTCAAAAGTGATTTTATCTTCTATCGTACCGGCGCTGCCGGAATAAAAATAGGCTTGCCCGCCGTAGCCGCCGGCCTTCGGGTCAGTATTTGAACCTCCGTAAGTCTTGGTGTAGATGTAGAGAAATACCTCTGGGGTGAAGGGTAAATTATGCTTGATGACTTCGAGGACCTCGCGCTGCTGGGTCGTGACATTGGAGACAAGCGCCGTGCCGCCGGGGAAATTATCGAGTATGGCCAACTTAGGGGGCGTATCAACCAGGCTAACTTGCAACCGGGACTTGCGGCTGTCATACGCCAAGTCCTGGCCCGTAGGGCTCCCAGACTGGCCGAAAACAAGCAATCCTTGGGTCATACGGCTAACTCCGTGGGTTCTTTCGTGATGAGGAAGGCATATGAGCCGGCCAGGGCCGATTGAGAGCCCTTCACGATGACATTGTTCGTGTCGGCCACAATACGGGCGCCGAAAGGTACTACCATTGGAAATATAGTATCTACGCCCAATGGGTCTTTAAAAACCGAATTCCATTCGTTGGCGCGTTTAACCTGGGCGAGGAAATAGGTTGGCGGGTAGCCGAGGTGATGGTCAATCGTCAGAGAGTAGTCCGGGCTGGCCGCCGTGCGGACGCCGGTTTGCTGGATAGCGAAGGCTTTGCCCTTGGTGTCAATCGTGAATTTCGACAGGTCCGTAGAGTTGATATCACCCTCGTTGGTGAGGATTTTGATGCCGATGTCCGGTTCAAGCACCGGCGCGCCCGGGACCCCGAAGCTGATTGGTGCGGCGTACTCGGTAGTAATGTCGAGGTTGTACAGCCGGATAAAGCACTTCAAGACAATAGGGGTGGTAGGATCGCCGGAGACATAAAGGTTTCGGAGGTACACCGAAGTATCGGTTGCTATGATCTGTAAAAGGCTATTGTTAATGGTTACAAAGCTGTTGCCGCCATTGTCCAGCGAAATCGCCCGGTAGTTAAAGGCCGGCAGAAAGCCGAGGTTGTGATCGAAGAGCTTCTCAACCCACCAGTGAGTTGCACCACTATCGGCATGGGATATCGTAAACTCTTGTTCGAACTGGATGTCCAAGAAGCGCCAGCGGGTATCAACTACCTTCTGATAGTCCGCGGCAATCACTACGTCCACGCCCTGCTGGGTAACTATTACTCCTGATGTAGGATCTGCCATGAAGCCTCCTACGGGGTTAAGTTGCCAAGCCAGGCGGTTTGTACGTCATTCTCATCGGAAACGACTATCCGGCCGTTGATGCCGTCTATGGTGATCCGGCCCAAAGATAGTAAGTTGCCGAGAGCGCCGTTAATCTGTACGCGGTCCAAGTTAATCGTGCTGCCGGAACCCTGGCCAGTTTGGTCATTCAGGGTCATGGCCAAGGGGTTTGACTTCGTGGACCGCGACAAAAAGCCATTGAAGCCAGCGGTGGTGTAGTCATATTTAGGATTCATACAGCCTCCTATCGTTTAACAGCACGGAAAATATCCTCCTCAAGGTCGAAGTAAACGATGACTTTATGAATTTCCACCGGGTCGCCAGTGGCGCTGTTTTTGAAACTGATGTTTATCATGCTTCCCTTTGGTACTGTTGCCGGAAAAGCCATAGCATCGACACTAGCAGTCATTTCACCCACGTCTATCGGGTCGCCACCGTCAATCCGGATAATAATCTTCGTGCCAGTGGCATTTTTACCATAGATCTTAATACCGTAAAATCTCTTAACCTCTTCGACATCGAGTGGCGTAATGCTGCGCGCGCCAACCATTTGCATCTGGTCATCACCAATCGCACAATCCATTTGAATAGTTTGGCCGGCATCATCGTCCCCGAGTTCGTCCACCCAGAAGTTACCGTGTTCATCGAAGAAATGCGGCTGGATATTATTGTTGTATTTATACTCGAGCTGAACCGGCATTTGCGCATCGAACAGCTCTGTGGTCCAGTTATTAGCTTCGAAGTCATAGAGGATGCGGAGGGTCTTCGTGACTCCACCGAGATTAAACTGGCCCAAGGTGATCTTGAGAATTTTGCCGACACATACGGCCGTAGCATTGACAAGTTGCGACTGGGGTACAAGCGCGATGGTCTTTTGGATCCCCATCGAGATAATGGTTTCCGTGCCGGCGGCTTCATTCCGCGACCAAACATTTCCCTTGGCATCTAACCAAACCATGAAAGTTTGGTAATAACAGATAGTATCGTTGGAAATACAGCCAACATCGTTGTACAACGGCGTCAGGTTTTGACCATCATACTTGAAAGTCATGTTCTCCGTAAAGATGAAAAGGCGCGAGGCGATTGTACCGACACCGGTGATGTCATTCGTGGCATCCAGGCTAGGCGGTAATTTTTCCCAGTCAGCATCTTCCGGGTTGCGGTAGTCAGTGTTCCAGTAGTAGGTAAGTTGGCCCTTGCGTCCGGCACCCCAGAGTTCATCGCGGTTGCCGATGACATAGCTGAGAAGAATCGTATGTGTCCCAGAGCCCGTAGCCGTGATATCAATTCCGATGCCGGCCTGGGCGTTTGCGAGGCTGCTAGCGACTTTAATTGTCGTGGGGCTCATGTAGATCGAATAATAGGTTGTACCGACCGCCAGCGGGGCTGGTAGTGTGCCTGTCGAAGCGAATTTGATAGTCGTGCCCGTAGGGAATTGCGAGGCATCCGATAAAGTAATAATATCTGTCGACGTATTAACGGCCCCTGTTGCAAAATTAAGCTGATAGGGAAGAAAAGTTATGGAATCATTCACTTTGTCGACATCCAAAATGGTGATAGTGAACATCTTGTCTTCCGTGCCGGCGGCATAAACATCCAAAACCTGGGTAGGCTTAACATATCGAGCCGAATCAACATCGAGTGTCAGGGCTTTTACCCCAGTAGTAGAAGTCAAAAGCTCCATTTCTCCAACCACCAAAACCGTAGCATGTCCTTGATTGGCTGAAACATTCAAGCGGTAATATCGGTAAGCGGTTGTGTTAGCGATAGGATAAATTCGTTTTTCGCCGACAGCCCAAGAAGGCGCGTTGGTCTGAGTATCTAAAACAGTCCAGGCGGAATTATCAGGTGAGCCCTCGAGAGTCCACGTCTTCGGGCCAATCGTTGGATCCGTATCACCAATTCGTAAGCCTACCAAAGAATAATAGGTTATCGTTTTACTGTTGCCGGAACCGAAATCATAAGAACACCAACCAGTAGTAGTACCGCTTACGGGCGCCCAACCAAAGTTCTGATCGTCATCGAAAAGATGCCATGCATCGTTAGGAGCGCTGTAAATAGTTGAGGCCGCTGCTACGCCGATAGGGGTGGTATTAGAGGTCATGGTTGGGGTGTTATCAACCAGAGTAACGGTAGCCGGTACATCGGTTTGGGCCGAACGGGAATAGGCAACTACACCAGTTGGCCCAGAGCTTTTATACAGCCGATCTCGGTAGCGAGTGCCGCCGATTTGGCAGTTGGCCGCCCACATAGTCCCGCCGTAAGGGATATAAAATCGGGCAAAGGGCGCGAAGTTGAGTTGTCGGGTCAGAGAGACATTATGGCTTTGGTCAACGGTGAACGGCGCTCCTATGGTATCTGAGGACTTCTGGTAGCTCGATACCCAAACCTCATTCAGATCATAATTGAAATTCACCTCGGCTCCCGCCAACATGCCGGTTTGTACGTTTACCCAAGCCAAGCCGATAGGATCCCAACGCCGAAGGTTGGCCGAAGCGTTGCCGGTGATATTGCTGGCCATCCAAAGCTCCGCGCCGGTAGGATAGCGGGCCACGTAACCGCCGAGAGCCGGGTTATCTACTGGGCTGGTTGGAATCGCTGGGTAATTGGTCGCGTCATACTTCTGTGAGCCTGGACGGCGCACAAATGCTCCCAGGACCTTATCGAACCGGGCGTTGTACGTCTGATCCATTTCATTAGCTTTTCTCAGGTGGGGCGTGGTGTACTGCTGTAAACCGCCGGAGAATTCAATATAGGGATAATGGGTCATCTACTGCCTATACTTCGGAGCGCCAAATTGCATGTAGCGCTTTTTATCAGCGCCCATACCAGTTGGGCCGCCGGCCTTGATAGTTTTCTCCCGCTGCAACATGCGGATTTCAGCCTGGTACATCTTATCAAACTCCGCAAATTGAGAGGCCCACTTAGAGTCATCATCCATCTTACGGAGGTAAAAGGCCCGTTTCAAGCCGTACTGGTAAATCAAGTTGTCGGGGGTTTCGAGTGGGTCTGCCAAGTCTGTGAACCGGGTGAACTTCTTGTAGTAATGGAAGTTGAAGGCACCGATCCGGGTAACGCGGGCTTGGGGATTGAACAGCATCAGGTTAGCCTCATCATCGAAGGCGATCTCATTGACGTAATCCGAGGGTAGGAAATGCCGCGACTGCCGGAAGCGCATGGTCGTGATATCAACCTCTTTGGGTTGGTAAGTCAGGGGGTTGTTGCCGGCATTATACTGATTGACTTCGACAAAATTGATCTTCCAAATATCTGCTGGGAACGGTACGGCCGTATCATTGGTTTCCACGTCCAGGGAAACATTCCGCTTCAAGAACCGATATGGCCGCTTGGCTTGCTTATAGAGGTCCTTGCTGATGTTATTCATAATCCCTATAAGGGCTGTCAGGTCGAAAACAATGAACTGTTCATCGTTTACTTCGCGGAGGGTTTGGAGGATTGTATCGCCAACCGAGTTGTCCGGGTAACCGGTGAGCTGGATCGGGGGAGACATTTCAGATTCAACGCCAGCGATAGAGTCATAAAAGGTGGACTTGTAAAAATATGTGTCCAGGGCGTTCGGGTCATTGTAGACCGTTCTATCGGTTGGGTCATCCCAGTTAATATCCGCCGTGGCAATATTCGTGTAGTTACCATTTACCCCCGTACTTGAGCGATAGAAGCGGATTTGATCATACTGTAGGGCGTACACCGGATCATCAGCGTCATGCGGTAGTAAAGTTGAGCCCACAGTCAGGGTAGTAGTCGTTTTGGCGGATTGAACCACCATTTCGGAGCGTTCGCGGGCTGGGGCACCTATCAGGATCCGGCGAGTGTTCGGGAAGTTATTGCTATTTTTTACCTTGAGAGAGGTGGTGGCTGCTGGGAGGGCCGCTGTTAGGTAGGTTTTCTCTAGGTCTTCAACTTCGGGATTGTAGATGTAGATGTTCATGCTCTAATTTAACCTTTTCAGAGACTTATTTGCAATTTATTACTAAAGCGATAGGCGCGGTGCCGCCCTGGTTTCAGGAGTCATTCGGGGTCGGCTGCTGAAATCATGGTTAGGGACAATCATTAAATTGCCGTTCAGATATACACGGGCATCATCGAAAATGAATACCTGGTCAGAAAAGAAGATTGTTCGATCTTTAAGGATCGCCTCAACCACAGTGATAGAGTCAGCTAAGTTGTGCTGTAGCGCCCGGCCGGTGCCATCATTAGCGCCAACTGAATCAGCCCGGCCTAAAACTATTCCTCGGAAAGAGGAATCACTAGTTAGAACCGTATCAGACATTGGTTTGGCTGTTTTGCGAACTACCGCATCGGCACTTGTAACAGAGTCAGAAAAGGGTTTGGCAATAGATTTAATTATTGCTTCGGCTGGTGTGACAGAATCCGCGATGCCATGCATAACATGGAATAGCAGGGAATCACTGGTGACTACTGTATCTGAGGCAGTTTGAGTTTTGCCACTACCGAAGGTAATTGATAGACCATCACTTGGAATTACTGAATCACCAAAATTCTTGACTGGCTTTTTAACTATGGCGTCCGTAGAGGCCACAGAATCGCTTTGTGGATGTGTGATGGCCCGGACTATCGAATCGCTAGGCGAAACGCTGTCTGATGGCTTCTTCGTGACTTTGTTGACCCATGAATCATTGGGCACTACGTTGTCAGTTGGATTCATCGTATATTTGCGAATACTGGAATCACTTGAGGCCACTGAATCACCAAAATTCTTGACTGGCTTTTTAACTATGGCGTCCGCTGGGGTGACGGAATCAGATAATGGATGACCAACTGCTTTACTAATAACACTATCAAAGGTATTCGCTGTATCTGTCAAAATTTTGGTCGCAATTTTTATAAAATTTGTGCCGTCTGTAATAGTGATGTCATCAAACCAAGCGTCCATGATAAGGGTGGCTGAACCGTCATTCCCCGTAACACGCGGTATTACAGCTATAAAAGCTGTCGTGGAGGCTGTAGTAAATGTCCTAGTATATAGGGTCCAACCAGTGGTGGTTAATATAGGGCTGCCAGCGTTGGCTGAACCCAGAGTTACGCCGTCAGCTTGGACCTCCCGAAAAAGTATGGCTGCACCCGAAAAAGCGCTTCCACTATTAAGTTGTGTTTTTACAGCACATGTAACAGTATATTTAGTATTTGGTTTGATTGGTACTGCATATTGGGGTGTTTTACTAGCACTTAGAAGGGGTAGTAGGCCGCATTGTATTTGAGAACCTGTGGCTAGGGTAGATAATTTTAAAGAATTAACACCTGAGTTCGAGGTTGAAGAATCAAATCTAGCTGTTGCAGAGCCAGCCATAACGAAAGTTGACCAGCCATACATATCATTGGTTGTTGAGCCGGCGGCCGTACCGTCAATCCATCGTTGATTAGTATTTGTAGCCGCCACAAAACTAGGAGCTGCTTCAAAATCACTATTGCGAATAAGAAGTTCAGTTGGATAAACCGCATCTGCCAGATTGAGAATGAGTACTGCCATTTCTGGCCTCCTAACTAATCGTTAGGGTCCAGATAATCGAAAGTGTGTCGCTTGCACCTTTGTTAATCGTTGAAAACGAAGAATATGTGTACATATTACCAACGCTGGCAGCATCAAATATACCAGCCTCAGTAATAGCACCAGTACCAACTCCGGCGGCGTAGTCGCCTTGCATGGTCACGACATTGGTTGAACGGGTTTTGCTAGTTAAAGCTACTCGAACCAGCTCGGTTGCCAGAGCAGTTGTACCACCCGTACCTGTACCAACAGCCATCCAGCCGGGTTTACTAAGGGTTGGAGAAGCTAAAAGTTGATCGGCGATGGCGTTTTTACCAGCAGCCTCAACAGTATTGTGAATTGCCTCCCGCTGTTTTATCTTGCCGTTTTTATCTCTAAGAATAAATTCAACATTATATTTCAGGTGAGCTGAATCAGCATTAACATCAGATTGAATATTTTTACGCATCTTCTTCTCCCTTGTCGCGGACGAGACCGCCTTCTTTTGCTTTTGCGGCTGCATCATCTTCTAACTCGATGATAGCACCTGGACTGTACTGAACTTCATTGTGGAAATAACCATCTTCGGCAATTACAATATATTCGGATCGATTATGCTTTTCAGCCTTATCTGTGCTGTTTGCTTCATCATTGATATTGAGTCTGTGGTCAGTCATTGATTTAATCTTTGCATACTTTATTTTAAAAAACAAGCAATTTTCTAGCCATTTGCAATTGTATCTCGAATTGCTACCCATTGAGGTTTATGTCTTCCATCTGTATAGACAAGCCCATAATTATCAACTGCGGTGCTTGGGGAATTGGCGGCATCGATATCTGTATAAAAAAACAGTGGTCCAGCATAAGGTAATGAACGTACATACCTAATGGCTTGTTGGGCCAGTAGTGCTTGGGTCGCAATATCTACGGCACCAGCGGCGGTGCCATTATAATTACCATATTCTGTAAACCAGATTTTCTTATTGCCATCTCCGTTAGCAACCATGGTTTGATAAAGTGAAGTAACCAAAGTACTATTTAGACCATATACATGAAAATTGGCGGCATCGAAGTACCCAGGACCTATAGCAGTATATATGGCCTGTAGGCAAGTATTTGCATTTTGGTGAGTGCCGTCTGTAGTAGTTACGTTTCCTATACCCCCTAACAGTACGGTTACGGCAGGGTTGGCGGCTTTTATGGCAATATAAGTAGATTTCAGAAGTGTTGCATAACTAGCGGTATTAAAATTAAACCAGCCCCAGCCGGTCGGTTCATTAGGCTCATTTATAATCTCATAAGTATTTACTCCCTGAGAAGCATATCTATTCACGGCGGCGACTGCAAAATTAACAAAATTCTGATAATACTGGCTCTGCAAAACTCCGGCAGATAGAGCCCATGATGGTGGCCCAGAAAATGTTGCTAGTATATTAACGCCCGGGGAGGCGGCGATAATAGCATCCAATATGGTCCAGTCATAGGTTCCTTGTGAAGATTCTACTGTTGCCCAGGAGAAATCACATCTAGCCCAGCCAAGATTAGCAGCCAACAAATCAGTATATGCTGAACTTGAGGTTTGTTGATGCATATTAACACCAAAGTTCTGAGGGTCAGGTGCGCTCCGTACTAAATTACGAGGTGGTGACCAAATAGTACCGTATTGAATTGATCCATTATTGCCATTACCACTAACATCTCCTACTACGCTACCCGTCTCTTCGGTAGTAGGCCAATCTAAAATGGGCGAAAAAGTTGCTGTATTATTATAGCGTTGTGATACCTGAGATGAAGTTAAAGCACTGCTATAAATTTTAAGGGCTCCCAGATTGCCCGTAAATGCATTGCCTATACTTGTACGCTCAAATACACCCAATGCAGTTTGGTTAACCGTGAAAGTCCCGGTCGGAGAATAATTAAAATTGGTACTATCCAATACTCCATCTATGTATAAGGCAACAGTACCAGCGCCGTCATCAGTGAAGATTAATTGATGTAATCTTCCGTCTAAACAATTAGTGGCAGATGTCTTGGCTGATAATAAAGCTGTGCCAGCATCATTATGTAAATCTATTTGCAGTTTTTGGGCAGGAGATGCAGCCGCATATATTCTAAAAAATGGGGCTCCACTACTACTACCATTGCTAAATAGTGTTGAAAATTGAGCTTGAGGTAATCCCTTAAATAATAATTCGATTGAATAAGGAGAACCTAAAACTACACCTTTGGCGACTGGTAGAAGAACTCCGCTTGTTCCAGCGTTTCCATTAAAAACCAAGTTACTACCAATATTACGCCTGTTATTGGCCGATCCTCGCCCAGAAGCCGATCCTCGCCCAGAAGCTCCACTACGAAGTCCCATAGAAACCCCCTACTTTTGTGTACCTGATCGTACAAAGAATGTAACGTCAATCGTACCACCTGTTATAACATAACCACCAGTAGCAACATTGGCAGGATATTTATAAAAATTGCCAACTACAGGTGTGATAGTACCTCCTAAGTAACCTGATCCTGATGCTGTATTATCAGCAATCCTTACTGTGCCGGCGGTAGAACTGTTGACAAAAAATCCATGGATAGTACCAGGAGCTGAAAGGATCTGGCCGGAGCCTGTGAGGTTTACTGGAGTCCAGCCTTTCTCATAAGACGAAGTAGCATCATTAATAATATCTAGCTGTTGCAGCCACTTAACCCCAAAGCCATGAAGGGTAGAATCCCAAACATCAGCGAATATCTTGATCAGGCCGCGGAGTTTGGCGGAGATCGTACCATTGGCATCCGAGACTACAGCGGCATCAGCGATAGTTCCTTCTACGGTATTAAGGTTAGTGGTATTCGTGGTGTTGGTTGTGAAGCTTGCGGAAAGGCCCTTGAGAACCGATATGATACTGCCGTTCCCAGAACTGTAAGCAGAGTCGCCTACGGCGCCCGTCGCGGTAGCGATATTGTCCAGGTCGGTCTTGGAAGCGCCCGTGTCGCTCGTGAGCCTACGGAGCTTGGCGGAGATCGTACCTACGGCGCCGGCCGAAACGATAGCGTCATTGACTGAGCCCTCAACCACATTGGCCCCGTCAGCCGTAGTAGTCGCGGAAGTGCCGCTGCCGGCATCAGCGCTCGGGCCGAACGGCAAGTAATAGAGGTCGAACTGGACCTGGCCAGAAGTCGTGTCAGCTCCGGCGAAGGTGATAATAATTTCCTGGCCAGCCAGGAGGGTATAAAACGGTGTGGCGTTTGGAACAGTAGGGGCTGTCAGGGTGCCAGTCTTGTCTACCAAGATATTATTGGCGAAGGAAACGCTGTTCGTGGCTGGGATCAGGGCGCCAGTCGCGCCGGCGATACCTACGGCGATGGTTGCGCTGGCTCCAACCGGTAAAACTACACCCTTAGCGACTATCGCATAGAGACCGTCTTCCTCGACTTTAAACAAGGCTTCGTTGCTGCCATTTTGGCCGTTGCCGGTAGTACCGTCAAGGGTGATAGTACGGGCCTTAATGTGGGCGACATCGAGTCCTGGGTCACTGAGATTTAGTATATTTGAGCGGGTCATATATGTTTAGTATCCTTAAAGGCTTGGCAAAAAGCAAGCCTATTTCTTTTTGCGGGAGCCGTGGTAATTTTTCATGCCAGGAGCGGTTTTAGCCTTGCGGGCCAGGTTGCCGATCACGCCGCCGGGAACGCCGCGGGCCTTGAGTTGGGCCGAGCGGCCGCCGTAGCCTAATTTGTTGGATTTACCCTTGTAAGAACCACTTTTTTTGATGCCGGATGATCGTTTTGCCATAATGATTCTCCTTAAATTTTAATCTTATACAAAATCCTCTGACTCGTCAATAATCTGCCGGTGAACCCATTTATCGGTGGTTCGAGCATCGAAATCAATGTCTTCGTACTCCGCACCAGTCGTGTTATAGCGGACATGCGCATCGTAATAGGCTTGGTTAGCTAGGGGTTTCAGGTGAAAAAATGAGACTTCGGACATCGGATCGTTTATGCCACCGTGAAAAGGGTTGGCGCCAACCAGCGGAACCGCCGTGTAGGGATCAGAGCCCAGGTTGTACAGCGCCGCGACCTCATCGGCTGTGTAGGTCTCCACGGAGCCGTCATCCAGCGTGATAGTGCCGTAGTAAACGGCCCATTTTGGTGGTTGAGGATAGTCAGGCATAGCCTCATTGTAACAAAAAAGGCCCCGAAGGGCCTTTCTTGCTTTGGAATGCTGTGGTGGACAGTCTAGCTGCCGTCACCAACTGAGCCGTAACAGCCCATCCAGTCGGAGTAACCGACTGAGAACCGTACAACGCTCTTCCAACGTGCGGCTTCGGCATCGAAGTCCCAGTTGGGTCCCTGTACGCCTTCGTCCTTGCGGATGAAGAAGTTCAGTTGCGCGTCTTCCTGATCGGTCAAAACAAACCACGCCAACGCGGACGTCAGGTAGGGCCAGATAACAATATCCAGCGAACCTTGGACCGGGTTGATGTCGTTGAAGTTAGAACCTAGTACCTGAGTCGATTTCATGATGATCTGGGCGGTATATTGCAACTCGACCGGGACCAACAGAGTCGTAGGCATAAATTCTACTATCTGACCTTTGGTATTCAAGCGCTTGCGCATGGCAAGAGTAACGGCTTGAATTGCGCTCTGCGTGAGCGCGGTGGTGATCTTGTTACTCTGAATGATGTCACCAGGCCGGTTTACGTGGTTGGTGGCGAATAGTGCCTTGCCATCACCCCCCGTAAAGGTGGCCTTACCGCCGCCGCCGACTACGAAACCGTAGTTGAAGACGTCAGCACCAGCTTGTTCCAGCGTCATCATCTTTGACTTCGCTAAAGCGGCTGGACGCTTTTTAATCATGCCCCATTTCTCATCGTCAATCATTTCCTGAGAGACTGATGCACCCTTGGCAAATTTCTTGTGGGTGTAGGTCACTTCCCAACCTGGTACGGTGTCTTCGTACTTGATATTCTCAAGTTCTGCCGTCTCTTCGAGCTGGCCGTAGCCGCTCATGGAAGTGTCTTGCTCGTATGCCTTATCCGAAGATGTCACATTGAAAACCTTGTCGAGGCGACTTACGAATTTCGCCTCCGCTTCATCGTGGATCTGTCGGAAGACGTTATCTAAGGCTTGTGGCCATTTTGGGCGTACTTCTGCCATTGATCTATTCCTTCCTTCCCGCTATGAAAGCGTGGTTATCGACTGTGGGGCTGCTACGACAAAGGTGCCTTTGCCAAAAACTGTACCCGCAGCGTTAGTTGCTACTCTCCGGAGACACAAAAGTTGGCCAACAGTGGCGCTTTTGCTCAAAACATCAACCGTCTGCCGACCCGTGCCGCCCGTAAGGGTAGGCGTGTCGAATGACAGGTGGGCCGAGGTGGCGCTAACCGCGAGGGTAGTGCCATCTGTAGTTTGGGTGATGGCCTCGATTACTAAAGTTGTCGAGGTCTTGGTGGTCGCTGTTACTAATGGGTTAATGACCGTACCCGTACCGTAGTCCGTACCAATCGTTCCGGTCAAGTTAATGGCCGCTTTTAGGTTGGTAAGGGCCGCGGTCGCGGTGGTGTTAATGAGAACCTCATTAGCAGCACCGGTTAGCGTGGTCTTGAAGGTGTATGTGACACCTCCGACCGTAATTGTGTCGTTGTTGGCCGGCGCCGTAGCGTCCGAGGTCAACACCGCCTGTGATTTAACCACCAGCTTAAAATAGCTGCCGGCTGCGTCAGCAGGAAGAGAACCGTTCACTGGTATGCGGAGCTTCAATCCCTCTACCAAAGTGATGAGAACCTGTTTCGTGCCATCGCCGAGGACGACTGGCGCACGATAGTTTCTACTCACAAGGTTGGTGACTTCACCGCCGGTAACAACACCTGCTAATTTCAGGGTGCTAACGGAGGTAGAATCGACCGCATCCGAGGCAACATCTACGAAATCGCCATCGGTAACAGTCACACCACTCTTAACAATTCGCTGTTCAGTCGCGAACTTAGAGATTTGGGATCGGCTTCCTAGAATTTCTACTGGCATAGGAACCTTTCAGTTACAAATTAATGAAACCGGCTATGCGAGTTTTACGCCGAGCTTCTGTGCAAAAAATTGTTCTTGGTCACTCTTCTTTTGCTTGGAAGCGGGTCGTTTTTTGTTCGGTGTGTGCCGGGTGGCAGCAGTTTTTTTAGCGGCAGATGCAACTTTTTCTTTCTCAGTCGTTTCCAATTCCCAGCCATAATATCGGTAAGCGGCTTCAAGTCCCTCTTTCATACTGGGGAATTCACCTTCATGCTCTTCGCGGTACTCTTGACCAAAAATCTTGAGAAAGCGGCCGATTTTCCGACTCTTTTCAGGGTCAGATACAGCCTCCGGGTGGGCATCCACAAAATCTGAATACTCCCGTTTACTCTCGTTGTCCAATTTCGCCTTTACGTGCGCGGTAATCGGATCGAGCTGTTGCTGGCCTTCGGGATCATCGCCCTTGGCCAGAGTCTTAGCGCCTTCCTCCCCGAATAAAGCTTTCGCGATATCCGGCTTGGTCTTGATCGCCCCTAAGAGTTTGTCGAGTCTCCCCTTCGTCTCTTCGAGGACCCCATTGATACGGACCGTCTCTTTCGAGTTTTCGATATACGATTTTTCAATCCGTTCGGCGTCTAATGAACCATCTTCGTTAAGGAACTGCTTGAGGCGTGGCTTGTAGGTATCTGACTTCTTGGATTTTTTGTCCTTGTCAGCGTCCTCGGCATCATCGTCTTCCTCGGAGTCATCATCAGAATCTTCCTCGTCGCCGGCTTTGCCGCCTTTGGCTGCCTCTTTAGACTTCTTGGATTTTTTGTCGTCCTCATCGGTGTCATCCTGGTCAGTTTCGTCTTCCGAATCCAATTCGTCTTCGGTTTCTACTTCTTCGTCAGGCTCATCGATGGAATCTAAAAATTTACTCCAACTATCGTCTTCTTCTGCCATGTTAAATTACCTCTCTCGCCCGCATGATCTGTTTTTATTCAGAATTACCGCTGTTTTTATTCAACGGGGGGTCGTATTAAAAAGTAGTGTGCCGCCACCCGATGGCCCGGGTAGCAACTCCTAATTTTCGGCTTCGTCTTCAACCAGGACCTTCTTGATTTTCTCCAAATTTTTGAAGAAAGCCACTAATTCAGCGGCGGAGCCCTTGTAGTAATGAAGCTGATCGCTTGTCAGGCTATTACTCAAGTTAGCGCGCGCTAAATGGTCCTTACGCTGGGCCACATAGACATTTCTTAAAATTTTAAACACCGGGCTATCAACAAATTCGGCAATTAAAACTGCTTGGGCCGTTGATAGTTTGATGTTAAGTCCGGGTGGAGTGAGCCCAGGATCGCGCTTCATAAGCTTGATTGGCCACAAATCCTCGTCTTTACTGCTGCTCATACTAAAAATCTACCTGAATTTATTGTCTAACGCAAGTATTTTAACGGTTGGGCGCTTGCTGGTTGCTAACTTGACCGCCGTTGACGTTGCCGGGCGTAGCTGGTGGCTGGGCTGGTGCAGCGCTCTGGGCGGCAGCCTGGGCCTGTTTGATTTTGGCCGCGGCGGCCATGACGTTTGGCGGCGGAGTGGGCGTACCGGAGCCGGGAGCCGGTGGACCGCCAGGAATTGGTGCCGGGCCACCCGGGCCGGTCGCGCCCATGCCGGGTTCGCCGCTCATACCAGCCGCCGGAGCGCCAGAAGTCTGGCCGGCCGCGGCGCCACCTGGTCCGTTTTCGTTTTCGCCCATGATGTGCCGTTGGAAAATGGCCGCGATGCCCGGATTGTTGGCTACGAATTTCTTGTAGAAGTCAGATTCGGTAAATTGAAGGTGGACTAGGGTGTGCTGTTCGTCAGCGCCCTCAGTCGGATCAAGGGCGATACCCTTCATCATCACCAAGTTCTCCCAGTAAGCCTGGGATTGCTGCTCTTCGATGGTCTTGCCTTGGTCGGTCAGCCAGGTTTGCGGATCGAAATCATATTCTTGGATGATATCTTTCATAACCCGGCGCACATTGATCTGTTGCATGGTCATCGGGTTCCCCATGAGACCGTTGAATAGCTCCATAACCTTACTCTGGCGGATCGCCTGGGGCAATACGGCCTTGATGTCCCACTGGATGCGGATATCCACGTCTCCGAGGTTATCGAAGAAGCGGGCGTGGGTTGAATCCAGTTTGAAACTAGCGGTGCCATTCACATCATTCATTTGCAGGGCTTTGGTACCGTCATCGTCTTCGACAATATTGAATTCGTGACCGTCAATAGAGATATTGCGGTAGACTTTCTGGGTTTTGGCCTTCGTGTCATCGTCCTGGGTAATATCTATAACCCGCGGGGCTGGGTAAAAGAACTGGATGTTGGACCATTTCAGTTTGCCAACCCGTTCAGTGGTACTCATGCCAGTTAAGGTGTTAATAAGGTTGATGCGCTTCTGGCTCTGCTCAGTAATGATTGAGGCTTCTGTAGCAGTGCCGCCGACATTCACGCTCTGGGAGCGGTCGTCAATGCCGGTAACGCGCTGCTCATCGTCCCGGAGCATGTCATCCATACGGACAGAGCTTCCAGGCACGTCTCCGTACTCCAAGGGCTTGATAACCTGGTCCAGGTTTAAACCGCCGGAATTGACGTGTATGAAGCCGTGGGGGCGCGTGGTGGCCTCGTCCTCGTCAATGTCGAACAGGTCCGAAACCAGGAACATTTTGTTGAGGTGCATTTTCTGGCGGTCCAGTGATAGGTTGCGGATGGCTTCGCGCTCTTCCTGGGTGGGGGCGATAATTTTCGGAATACCCATGCCGTAGATCCGACCCTCAACTGGGTAGTAATTCCAAATGGCGACCGGCAACTCCTTGTGTTTGAAGGGAATTGGCTGGTCACAAATTACAACAGTGTTCGCGAGTATCTGGTAACTGTCGGTCATTTTGTTGTAATAGCGCAAGACTTGTACATAGTCGCCATCCATCGGGTCATCGTCTGACCTCTGGAAGAAGTTTGACTTCGGAGATATGCTGCCACAGGGAATAACCTGGTCCACGTTATAGCAATCTTCCCGGTCAGAATATTTCATGTGAAAAGTGTCGAGCCGCATCCGCTCTTCCAAGATGCAGTCTTCGGCTTCTTCGATGCAGGTGGCCGCCTCGTCTATAAAAATCCGCTCGTTGGGCCATTGTTTGGTGAAGGTATCGTCTTTGTCGATAATTTCCCGGGATTTGTACTGTAGGATGCCATTCTGCACCGAGTCAGGGTCTTGGACCATCCTGGTTTCGTAAAAATATTCCTCAACGGTGAAGGCCGTGCCGCGGGAAGCAGCGCAGTTGAAGGCTTTTATGGTCTCAAAATCAAAACCGGTGCGGTCCATGTTGTACGTCAAGATGCCGTTGCCCCAGAACGCCAGCGGCGTATCTGATCCCTCTTGGGGTTTCAGGCTCGGGCGGATCTTGACGCCGACAGTTTCTTGAAGGTGGGTTTGGATAGCGCTGAAAGCGTCCGGCAAGCGGATGTCGGCCCGCCAATCGTCCGGGTCGCGCTCCGGCCGCCAGAGCCTAGAGAGTTTGTCGGCCTGTTCCCAGTCCCGTTCGGCTTCCCGGCGCATCGGGTCATCCTTCATTCGCTGATAACGGTCCCAAATATGGGCCCGGGTGGCCCGGTCATTCTTGTTCGGCTTGTAATTATACTCGTAGCCTTGGCCGCGCTTGTCTTCTTTTTTGGCGGGTGTAGCGCCATTAGCGATTGCGGTTTGCTCACGAATTTTTTTTAGATAATCTGCCATCAGTAACCAATCATTGGGCTCCGGGGAGCATTTAATTTTTTGAACAGGGCCTTGCGCGATTCGGATCGTTCACGCTGGACCGCGTTGCGGAGTGGCGGAGTGGCAACTTCAAGCACGGTGGCTAAAGCATCGGAGATATCGTCATATTTGGCCTTCGGGAATTTGACTAATTCATCTTCCAAAAAGTTTAAGTTGGGACATTCTACGATGTGAAACACCCGTCCGAATTCGTACTTAGGAGCAAGGGCCAAGATACGGCTTTCCTTATCATTGACTCTATGTTTAATGTACCGTATCGGTAGCCATTCGCCAAGCTCTTTTTGCTTGTCCTTATAGGTGCGCTCAATCGAACTGCCGGCGCCGGCCAGGGCCTCGACCGCGATGTATTTAGGTTGGAATTTTCGGAAGAGCCGGAAGGTTTCCATGACGATTTGCCCCTCGCTCATCTTGGCCCGGACGATATAACGGACGTACAGGTTGTCCTGGTAGTCCATGCCGGATATCACGAAGGCCGCCCAGTCGGAGTGCGCGCCATCGCCGCCCGGGTCAACCGTCAAGTACCAGTTGATCGGGATGCCATCGACTTCGTTCCAGCGTTTCTTGACGAACCACTCCCGCTTAAACTTAGCGGTCTCGCTATCGACCGGGTTGTTCATGTACTGGCAGGAGAAAATGTAACTGCCCTGGCGTTCGCGCTGGGCCGTTAAGAATTCAGTGTCCAATTTGGCCGGGTAGAATAGCTCCGCGCCGTCATCGGACCTGGCCTGGCGGGTTATGACGTTGAACTTAGAGAGGTGTTCGTCAATGATATCCTGGTACAAATCGGTGTGCGTCCAGCGGGTGCCGATAACAATCGCTGGCCGGCCCGGATCGAGCAGCGAGTAGGCCAGCTTCCAGTGTTCCTTGACCTTATCAATCTGTTCCTTGGTCTTGGTGTTGATTTCCGAATGGAGGTCATCAAAAATAATCAGGTCATAGTGCCGGGAGTTTTTGGTAGTGTCCACGCCGCCGGTATCGATGCTGGGCTCTTTGCGGGCCTTCTTGCGGGAGGCCAGGTCAACCGCCGAACTATGCCAGCGGGTCGCCTTGTCCTTGGCGTTGGCGTCCGGCATGATGCCCCAGCAAGCGTAGAAGACTTGCCGGTAGTCATCGTTGCCCTCGAAGTGGCCCTTGATCTCACTCAAGAAACCGGAGCTGTTGGTTGAGGTCTCAGAGTCCAGCAGGATGCGCTTCTCCGAAAAGTGCAGGAAGTATTGCAGCGTGAAACCAATCGTCACTACGGAAGTCTTGAGGGTGCCGCGGGGCAGCAGTAACAGTAGTTGGTTGAGCAGGGCTTCCAGTTTGTCTTCGTGCCGGAGCTGGTTCTCGTTATCGGGGTCGGCCTCGAAGCCGGGAATGAACGGCTGGAGACTTTCCAAAAACATGAGCCGCTCTTCTTCGGTTGGCAAACCCAAGTCTTCGGTACGGCCGTAGTCGCTGGGGAATTCGATATCCTTGATAACTTCCGGCGTGTCCCAGAACAGGATCCGCCGGGTGGCGGCGCAGACCGGGCCGTGGACGAACTCATCAATGTCGGTATAGCCTAAGACGTATTTACAGAGGTAGAATAAGTCAACCTTGCAGCGTTCGGCGATTTGCTGGTAGGCCAGCTCTTCGGCTTTTTTAATTGCTAAACGGGTGTCCATTACCAGTTAGTATAGCAGAGGTCTAGGCCCGGCTATCGTGGACTAAATCCCAGCCGTGTTCGGGCGGGTCGCGCAAAACCAGTTGGCCGAGCGGCCGGTTGGCGACAGCCAGTGAGCAGCCGAATTCCCCGAGGCGTTCAACCTCTTCGAGAGTGCCGGCCTCGGCATGGCGGCGGATCACCTCTTCGGCCTCGTCCTCCATGATCTGCTTGTGGGATAAGCGGTCGTGCGGTTTCATAAAATTATTCTAGCATAAAAAGAAAACACTCCGCAGTCTTGCGACCTTGGAGTGTCTTCCCGAAAACAGGTGTAGGTATGCCTAAAAAAGTTCTCTGAGTTAACTCTATTACTGACATACCAGTAACAAAATTAACCGTAGTTCAATAATAGGTTATGGCCTATTGTTTGTCAAGCGCTATTTGATGCGCTTGACGACCAGGAATCCGTTGCGGGGATTCTCAGCCACTTCAAAGCCGTCAGGCAACGCGCAGCCTTCGGGGCGCTGGTCGCGGGTGAAGTAGTAGATGCTCTGCTGGCGACCGCCGCGCAGGGTGACTTCTTTGGTGTTCAAGTAATACTGAACGCCCTTGCTGTTGGTGTGGGTGTAACTATCAGACATTTATTTGGTCTCCTTGCTTTTTTTAAGTGCTGTCTCGAACTCTTTGGGACCGATAGGCTTATCATCCTTGGAGTAAGCCGTCTCAGTATCGCTGACGGTCTTCATATAGCGATGACCGTCCAGGGTGAAGTCGATGGCGACTTCGGATTTGCCAGGGCTGGCCGGCGGATCGAGCGGCGGCTTGGGGTTTTCCGTGGCCCGCTTCTCAGCAGCCAGGGCTTTATCCTCTTCGGGAACTTCGGCCTGGATGTCGGTGTTCTCGTTGCGGGCGATAGCCGCGTTGGCGTAGAACAACATCTGCTCGAGGCTCGTTAATGCCAGGCTTTGCTCCCGGCAGAAAGGCGTCATGTCAATCACGGCGTCCTTCATGGCCTTGCCGGCGGCGCGCATCCCTTCGATCTTCTTGATGGCATCCGCGGTGGGCGTGTGATTGGTGAAATTCCAATCCCAGAGTTGCTTCCGCTGGTCAGGTGACTGCGGACCCACTATTCTTTGCCGCCTTTTTCAGCGGCATCCTCGGCTGCGGAGTCTTTGACGCCGGGTGGTTCTGGATCACCCTTTTTTTCAGCGGCATAAAGAGTCTTCATCTTCTTCATGGCCAGGGCGCGGGTGTCGAACTCGCCCATTTTCTTGCCGGTCTCCGTGTTGTAGACACAAAACTTGCCGGTCTCGTCTTTGATTTGATATGGCATAGGCCAGATCCTTTCGTTTAGTTTAATAACACTTACCTGAACCGCCCCTCACGGGCATAGGCGGCGATGGTGGGATTCGAACCCACGTCCACCAAGCTGTTTAAGTAACCGAATAATGCTTGGTGGTGAATCGGTGTCTGCCATAAGTCCGCTTTGGCTACATCGCCCCAAGAGCCTCTCGACCGGGGCCGGAGGTTAGGCGCCAACGCGCGGGGGTCGAACCCGGCAAACCCCGAAGGGAAATTGTGGCTCCTAATTGCCAGCGTGACGATAATCGAATTGTTAAGGGACGTTCAGGGGAACTACCCCTAATCTAACAGCCCACCACCCCTCATGTCAAGCGGAATCTCCCCTGCAAATACAAAGCCCCGGGTTCAGCCAAGGTGCGAGACCAAGGCCGAACGATCCGGGGCGACCCGGCATAACCATAAACCGGGCAAGCGATTGAGAACGAAACCCTACCATCGGTTTGCCTCACCCCTAGTATATCAAATCCAAATACCCCCACCCAAAACGGGGGTCAAAAGCGGATTTTTTTTCTGGGTATAAAAAGCGAGGAACATTCAATCTGTTAGAGAGTCATAATGAACACGGCGAGCAGGGCAAAATAATAAGGCCATTTCAATCTGTTATTTATGTGGGGGAAATTTTAGTAAAATGCTAACCATTGTCGGTTCGGGATCATCTATTGTCAGGTGGTTGTAGGGGGGCAGATACCATATTTTTGGTATATATTAACTGGGGTTGTATGTCATCATTCTTTGTGGTTGTATATAGTATTTTAGTGGGTATTTTTTAGTCATAGGGGGATGAGGGTTTGGTTGTTAGTGAATAACATGCCCGCAAATGCATCAATCGGGTGGTTGGGTTTGCAGATAGTCTTATTCATGAATCAAACAGATTGATATATCGCCAGCAAACAACAAAACAATCAATGAATAAAACATATTAAACCATAATCACATATGACCTTGTGTCAATAGCGTTGAGCATAAACCATAGTATGACATGCATATAACAGTGGTCGTATATGTGTACTGTCGTACAATGTTGATTGTACGCCACTAACGGATACGCACCCCTGTACATTGATAACCCTTTGACAGGTGTTATTGTGCCGCGCGAAAAGTAAAAAGCCAAACAAAATTGGCGGACACATGCACAAACCCATAGCCCCCTTACTCTAATACTTGCTTGTAATTGCCGTAATTCATACAAGTTGCTGATTACTAACTATAATGCTTTCGCCATAATGGAACGGCAATAATGTTTAATTACTAATATCGCAAGCTTGGTTGTTATGCGCTTTTCTTTTTGCTTCCGGGGCGAACGCAGCGAGTGAAAGCGCCGCGCGTAGTTTTAAGCTCAAAACCCGGTTTATGCCGGTTTTACGTTGATTTGCGTGAATACTGAGCCACGTACAGGCGATTTGAGGCGATAAAAATAAAAAGATGGGTTGATGTACGTCTTTTATAAATGATGTGAACGCAGCAAGCAATTAGTTCAAGCTCCCTGCTAATAAAATAAAAAAAGAGTTGACAAGGAACGCAGCGAGTGAAACAATGGACGGGTAAAGCTATTAAGCTTTATTACATTAACAATTAAGTCAGGGGGACAGATGACAGTAAAACCGTTTTTACTTCACCCAGCCGATCAGCCGCGCATTGTTAAAATCGAGGTCCGGCAATTCGGGATTAGTAAATGGGTAAAAGTCCGGCGCGCAAGCCGGAGCGAATAACAAGCAACCAAAACAAAAAAGGAAAATCATGCCAACACTAAAAGAGTTCGGACAAGCGGCCATAGCACTAATAATAATCTGGCCGATCGCAATACTATTTTTAAGTCTCTAAGGGGGAAATATGAACGCAACACAACGCAAGTACCACACCAGTAAGCACTTTGTAGAATTAAAAGAATTAGGCTATGTCTATAGCAGTATGGGGAAAATTAACGGTTTAGAGCGTCGCGTTCATGCGTTTATGGAGCGATGTTGTAACGAGGATATAAGCGAAGCAACGCAGGAGCGCCAAGAAAAGAAATTCACCGAAGAAGCCCGGGAGCTGTTTGGCGGTGAGTTGCCCAAGGGTTTTATGCTTAACGGCGACCCCAGGGGCTACGCGCTTAAATTAGATGATGAGGCATACAGCCGCGACCCACGTGACCCCAACCACATGCCAGTCACTTACACAGATATGGGCGGCTATGGAATATTAGCCCCTGACTTTCAGTAGTGACACGCTAGGGCGGCAATCCGGCCGCCTTATGGGTATCACTACCCGATAATATCAATTAAATCAGGGGGCAAAATGACAGCCAAGATTAAATATAACGGTCGCTATTACCGCACCGTAGCGGAAGCAGTTAAGGCCAACGGATGAAAAAATATGAGCCGTTCGATTTGGATGAACTGGAAGAGGTTTGTACAATCGGCGAAAAAGTAACAGTTCCGGCCGGTAAAACCGGCATGTGGCACGTTTTCACTAACAATACAGATGAGTTTTTTGGGCTCGACCAAGAAGCCGAGGCGCGCGAGTTATTCGACACCTGGGCGAAAGAAGAAGGTTGCGCCCGGCTGTACTTGGAAATTGAAGACGAAGACGGCAATAACGAGCTTGAGGAGTGTTGGCAATCCGTTGGCGACTATCCGATGTAGTGTTACGCTAGAGCGTCCACGCGGGCGCTCAGTGGGTGACATCACCCGATAAACTAATCAAGGGGGAATATGACAAAGAAAGCCTCAAAGGTGGAATTGTCTATTTTGGAGCGTTGCGCCTTGCGCGACACGCTACAGGCCGCGCTGGATGACCAGGACACGCGGAAACAGCTCAAGGCGTGGCGAGTTCACGCCATAGAGCGGGTTATAGCCAAAATCCCGCCCGTTAAGTAGTAGTGCGCTAGGCCGTCAGTTTGGCGGCCGATGGGTATTATTACCCGTAAATTAACCAAAGGGGGCAAGATGAGCAACAAACTAATTGGTGTGGTGGCAGCACTTGGCGTGGCGCTGCTGGCCGTGATTGTGATCGGCACATATCACGCAGCCAACGCCGAGGCTCAAACGTCTAAGATCGAGTATGTAGCCCAAACGTGCTACGACCAAATCCACGGCATCCCTACAGCAAACTTTCAAACTTGCGGGGACGCGGAAGACCAAGCGAACGCGGAATATTTATGCAACGCCAACACGCTTACCGCTAAGTGCTGGGTTGAGTTAAAATAAACCCGTGTACCGAAAATATAGAGTAATCATTTTCACGACTAGAGGCCGCCAGCTAGCAGCGGCGGCCGATAGCGTCAACGGCCTGGCCGACATGGTGAAGTATTGGTTTATCAACGACCCGGCCGGGCGCGCGGTCTATGATGACCAGGTGCAAGCCGTAGCCATTTATGAGTTTGACCCCAGCACCGCGCAATATATCAACATTGGTCAGATGACCAGCAACAGTCGCGCGGATGCTGTCGCCAAAATCCGCATCCTGGGCGCTCGATAGGTAACCTAAAGATGAAGCAAGAAGGCTGGCATAGAATCTTCGTAGGTCGAATTGAAAAGTCAGAGCTTATAAATATCGTTCGAGAGGTAAAGAACCTCTGGCATTTCGGCCCTATTATTTGGCCTCAAGGAGACAGCAAAAAACGCGCTCAGATTAAAGCGGTGAAAGATAGTGCTGATCAGTATTGGGTACTGTTGAATGATGCCGCGATGACCTATCTACTGTTGCGCTGCAAGGATATCGAAGCACCAAAGATTGTTGGCCGCAGCGGTAAACCGGAAGAGCCAATCAACCTTGAAGATATCCCGTTTTAAACAGGTGCGGGAGCGTTGCGATTATTGAGGACCTGGATAAGCTGGACCGGGTTGCCGGCGTTAATGCCAGCGATGAGCGCCGACAACGCCGCTTGGTCTTGTGGAGTAACCGGATCCGGGTCTTCACCTTTACTCTGGTTATGCATAGCTTCACTGACTTTGGTGAGTTCGTTAATCGTCAATTCCCGGTACAGTTCCAGCTTTTGCTTAAACTCGCGCTCAGTAATCGAGCCGGCGCGGAGCTGTAGCCGGAGGTCCTTAATCACGCTGGCGTCTTCGATAGCCTCATCAAGCCGGTTTTCGATAAGCTGATGAGCTTTTTGCTTGAGCAACACCGCGGATGTTGCACCTTCTTGGGCGATCAAAGCGCGGCCTTGGCTAATTGCTGGTAGGTTGGATTGCCGGAGCCGGCGGATTGTCGCCACGTTGACGGTGCGGCCGTAAGCTTTCTCAAAACTCTCTTGGATTTGCGCATACTGGGAACCAAGGGTTAGCTGTTTAACCACGTATCGGCGCTGTTCGTTGGATAGTCTGGCTGCCATTGGGTTTTAGTATACAATATATTCGGGTCAAACTGCTGCTCAAGTAGTCCTGGCCCAAAGTCCGTGTTGTGAGGCACGGACTTTTTAGTTGACACAACGCAGCATGAGGGGTATATTGAGCCATAAGTAGGACACGTACAAGTAGCCTGCACACAATTCAATCAATAGGCAGGTTGCAAAACGCCGGGCGTTGCTATACTCTAGTAATGTACGTGTCCCAAGCCTCCTGCTAACGGAGGCTTTACACTTTGTCAAAACAAAACCCTACCTACTACGCGATCATTACCGCGGATGTTCGTTATGATAATGATCTACCGCCAAACGCCAAACTTCTCTATGGCGAAATAACAGCCCTGGCTAATGCTACTGGGATTTGTACCGCTAGCAACGCTTACTTTGCCAAGCTTTACGACGTTAAAGTCCGGGCGGTGAGTGAGTGGGTTAGCATGTTAGCTGGTAAGGGATATATTGAGGTGAATGTTATCGTCAACTTTGGGAACAAGCGCGAGATCGTGCTACCTATAGTGAATAATCACCATACCTATAGTGAAAAAACACTAGAGGGCTCTAGTGAAAATTCACTACATAATAATACAAGTATTAATAATAAAGCGCGCACCTCCAGCACAGAGCCTTCGGCTGATATCTTAAAAGCCTATAATTTATATCTTAAATACTTTATTTCTGGTATTACACGTGATATTGCCGGGCCGGTATTTAGCAAGCCGCTCATGGAAGCCGCCATGAAACGATATCGGCTGACACCAAAACGGAAGGCCGCGCTTGAGCGCCGACTGAAAGACGCTGAGCCAAAAATGGTATTCGCCGCGATTGTTGGGTTTGGCCGGGCGGATTGGAGCAACGGCAATAATGACCGTAGATGGAAAGCTGACCTGGCAGATTTTATCTGTCGTAGTTATGAAAATGTCGAAAGGGGGGCGCGTTTATACGAAGAACAACGTGCTGGATCACGGTCTGACGATCCATGGAACGCCTAAGAGCGTTTCAAAAGTGCCGGACTGGAATACTATCAACTAATGCCCTAAAATGGGCGGAAACGGGCTTATTTAAGCGCACGGAGCAATTTATGGACGACCAACCATCACAAGAAATGCCAAGGTATCAATCTCATAAAAAAGTTTGGGCTTTGAAAATACAAAGTATTGAAACTGATCTTGAGAGAGCTAAAAAAGAAGACAGAGAAACTGATGGCGGAGCTTTTATTACCCCTGCCGATGAGGGGTATGGTGAATTCAAAGTAGATCGTGAATTCGTCCAAAAACATGAGCCCGTAGCTGGAGGCTATTATGTTGTCTATGAGGGTGGTTATAAATCATTCTCACCAGCTAGTGCGTTTGAAAACGGTTATACAAGAATTTAATTTAAGGAGTTAATATGTTAGGATTCAAGACTAAAAAGCAAAAGACATTGGAAGAAATTCGAAGTAGGCCGAGCAAAACTATCAACCTAGGGTTACACGAAGAACCGTTTTTGTTCGACGTCCGGGCCATACCGCACGGTGTTATGATCAAGCGTATCTTTCACCGCAAGGGACAACATAACTGGGAGTGGCGTGTTAGTTACCGGGCCGGGAACGGTAAGCCCTTGCGAACCGTTTACTAGGGCGAGACTTTGGATATCGCCCTAGCCGAGTTCTTCAAAAACCATGAAGACATGCTGATCGAGTACAATGATAACAACGTAGGGGGCATAGGAGCAAACTAGCCATGAGCAAAGGTTTACGGCATTACCCTGAAAGCCAAAGAATGGAAATCGCTATGCGGCGCACGAAAGTATCAACCAAGGGTTGTAGCTATTGGGGCGCTGTAGGGTTTCTGAACTCGAAGGGTATCAAGACCAAGGAGCAGTCAGTCACGGATGCGGTCGGCGTCATCATGAACATCGCACATCTCAATAATGCCCAGCAAGCAGAAAGGAAAAAGAAACGTGCGAATTTACGACGGTCCCCGCGCACTACGCTCGCAGCAGCGCTCGATCCGCGGAGCAAGAGGCGCTTGGAAGCGCTTAGAGCTGGCTGATCCGATTCAGGTTGGCGTGGATCTCGCCAGCGGCCCGGACAAGACAGCCTACACGATTTGTCGAACTCCGGGCCGGCTTCGCCGGTTCTTGAGGAAGCACGGCATTGATCGTAGCACCTGGGAATACAAAATCATTCGGCAATATTATTCGTAACTAAGGAGAGAGTATGGCTAAGAACAAACGGCGTTGCCCGACTTGCCATAACGTGATCGACAAATATCACAAGAAAAACGGTTGCTACTGATGAGAAGGACCTACAATGAAAAAAATACTAAAAGTTCTATTCTGGGTGATGACAATAACTGATCTGGTAGCGACTATCTGGTTCATCCAGTACGCGCAAATCAGGCTTTAAGGAGGACGAGTGAAAGTTTTACAGTACCGCAAGAAGTCAGTAGTAATTTCGGCGATGCAATATACCGGCGAAAACTGGGAAGAAGCGTTGGCCTGGGTTAAGAGGCAGGGCGGCAACGCTGCCGGGGCGCATCGGCAGATAACCATCATTACCCTTGAGGGCAACATGAAAGCCGATCCGGGTGACTGGATAATCCAGGGTATTGCCGGCGAATTTTACCTGTGTAAGCCTGGTATCTTCGATGAGACCTACGAGCCCTATGACGGTAAGAAAACCTTGTCTAAGCCCTTGGCTCAATGGTTTCCTGACCTGAATAGTTTCGAAGTAGATCAGATCCGCCAGTTGATACGCGGAGCCGCGGAGCGCGATGCGCAGCTTGATGGCAAAACGCCGGTCCGCACTGTTACACTCACTATCGGATCCCTTCATGATTAAGGTCCTGAAATATCCCCACCGTAGGTTGGCGCGCAAGTCAACGCCGGTGAAGAGCATGGCAGAAGCCCGGCAAATCCTCAAAAAGCTTGATGACGCTATCGCCGAGCAAGTCTGGGGCAAAGTCCTGGGCTTCGCCGCGCCGCAGATCGGTATCGACAAGCGCGTGTTCAGGGCTTCCGGTATCGGCTACATTAACCCCGAGATTGTTTGGATGTCGAAAGGCTGGAACTACTGCCATGAGGGCTGTTATTCGCTCGAGCAAGGGCGTTACGATTACGAAGTGGTCCGGCAGCACTCTTTGATTCTGAAATGGACCGATGAGGGGGGGGTAGACCACGAAGAACGATTTAACGGCAAGCGGGCTCAAATTATCCAGCATGAATACGATCACCTGGAAGGCAAGCTTGCTAACAGCGCAGAAGAGGCAAAATGAATCTGTTGTGTGTTTTCGATGATTGCCGATTCCCAGCGAGATATGTTTTTATGGGAATGTCACTCTGTAAACAACACTTTCAGTGGAAGAGCAACCAGGTACAGAAGTGAGATCGCGACCTACCCTGGTACAGGTAAGCATAGATAAATTCTGCTGGCTTTGCGGCAATCCGCGAACGCACCAGTGGCCATTTTTAATGTAAGGAGAGATATGAAGACCCAAATAATTGTTGAAAACGGTGTGGTGTCAATCGTGATTGATGATGGCAAGCCCGTAGTAATCCAGCCGGCAATGCGGGCTGATAATAGTACCCCCCCCCCCCCCCCCCCCCC